ACAATCTCATTAGTGTCATGGATAGTATTGAATACTTCTTTAGGTACATTATAGATGTTACGAATGATATGACTATAACTACGGCTATGAATGTTAGTCTCAAAGAAACTCCAATTATACATCAGTGCTTCTAATTCAGGCAGGCTAACGATAGGTGTGAATACTTGCGCGGGACCGCGTCCTTGTAAACTATCAAGTGCTGTTTGTCTTAATAAGTTACTAGTAAAGATATGTTTCACCGCATCACTTGCTTCTTTAAAATCGTTGGCATCTTTAGTAAGACTAATTTCTTCTGGAACCCAAAAGAAACCACGTGCTGTCTGTTCAATTTTTTGTAGTTTGTTATACTTTACTTCTTCAAATCGTTGAATGGTTACAGGACCCTGTGGATCCAAAAACATCTTGCGATTTAGGTAGTCTGTTTTTGTTTTTAAATTATATTGTGCTTTGCTCATTGTTTTTCCTTAAATAATTTTTCAAGAAATTGTTTTACATTTATCACTTAATGTTTTTTCCTATAATCTTCTACGGCTGCTTTGATAGCATCTTCTGCTAATATAGAGCAATGTATCTTAACTGGCGGTAATGCTAGTTCTTCGGCGATTTGACTGTTTTTGAGTTGTCCTGCTTCGTCAAGGGTTTTGCCTTTGACCCACTCTGTAACAAGACTGGAACTTGCGATTGCCGAGCCGCAGCCATACGTTTTAAATTTTGCGTCTGTAATAATACCTGTAACATCATCTACCTTTATTTGTAATTTCATCACATCACCGCATGCCGGTGCACCTACCATTCCAGTACCTACACTATCATCGTCTTTTGCAAAACTACCTACATTACGAGGATTCTCGTAATGGTCAACCACTTGTGCGCTATAGGCCATTATATCATCCTTTCTTAAAGTTTGCAAGCCTCGCAATCATCATCTTCTGATGTTGCTACTTCTTGTGCTAACGGTTTTTCTTCTACTGATTTTGATCCAGCCTTATTGATGAGACTGTAGTAGAATGTCTTCAGTCCCCAACTATGTGCCAACATCAAATTCTTAGCGATTAATGTTGTTGGAACTTTACGATCTGTGAAGTGTGCAGGATTGTAGAATGTGTTGGTTGATATACTTTGATCTACATATGCGGCTAATACTGCGGCAGTCTTTAAATAACCATCACAGTCTTTCTGTTCCCACATCAATTGATATTTATTTTTTAACTTTTGATATTCGGGTACAACTTGTGTAAAAGACCCGGCCTTGCTTTCTTTAGTTGAGATAAGTGACATGGGCATTTCAATACCATTAGTGCTGTTAATGACCACGCTACTAGACTCAACAGGAGCGATGGCCATAAGCGTTGCATTTCGTACCCCATACTTTAACATATCTTGTCTTAGTGGTTCCCAATCCAATTCAGTATTGAAGTCTGCAAGTTGGTTCACACCTTTACTACGTAACTCCCAAGGGAATATACCTTGACCATAACGTGTCTTATCACTATCTACACACTTGCCACGTTCTTTAGCAAGTTCAACTGTTGCTTCAGTCAGATAATATGCTTGATGCTCCATCCAACTTTTAACATCTTGAAGTGCATCTTTCTCTCCATATCTATAGCCGCGCTTGGCATGCCAGTATGCTAGATTAGTTACACCGATGCCTAATGGACTAATCTCGTCATTGCTTAGTTTGCTTTGAATACTTAGGAAGTCCTGGTAGTCAAGAATATTACAGAGGCTGCGCTGAAGAATGCGGCAAGCCCTGCGCATGTCCTCAGGGTTTCGGAATGCCCCCCAATTAATGGACCCCAAAGTGCAAAGTGCGATTCGACCACTAGGATCATCAAGACGCTTAAAAGGTTTAGTAGGTAAAAGTATCTCACAGCATAAGTTTGACTGATAGATCGGATGATATTCAGGATCAAAGGATCCTTGATTCATCACATTGTCAATAAAGACAAGATAGATACGACCCGTGTCAGTTCTCTCCTTTAAAATTCCGCCCTTGAATACATCTTCAGCATTCATAGTTTTCTTACGCAAATCTTTGCGCTTCTCATATTTGACGTAAAGTTCTTCAAACTTCGCACAATCTGAATAGAAAGCCTCATATAAGTCTGGGACTTCGTTAGGATCGAAAAAAGTTATGTTTTCTTTGTTTTTGAATCTTCTCCAGAAGAAAGCACTAAGCACAACCCCATAATCCATATGACGGACTCGGGTTTCTTCGGTTCCTTGGTTGTTCTTGAGTACAATAAGGTCGTCAAACTGGTGATGCCAGATTGGATAAAAGATAGTAGCACTTGCATTGCGAATTCCTCCTTGTGAACATGAACGCAGGTCTCCAAACCATTTCTTTAAAAATGGAATCATACCTGTATGCATGATTTCGCCGCCCCTAATGGGACTTCCTAAAGGACGTAGTCGCCCAATTTCTAAACCAATACCAGCTCGTTTGCTGGCATACTTTGCCATCATTTCTCCGGACGCAAAAATTGAGTCCAGATCGTCGTCGCTTCTGATGAGTACGCAAGAACTAAACTGTTTGGTGGGAGTACCAAGGCCAGCAAGTACAGGAGTAGCAAGAGTAAAAAGACCGTCACTAGCCGCGTTGTAGTATTCTTTAATATAACGCATACGAGCCGTGTTAGGTTCTTCCTTATGGAACACAGTAGCGGCTGCAACCATGTATCTAATCTGAGGAGTTTCATAAGTTTCTTTCGTTGCTCTATTCTTTACTAGATATTTTTCAATAAGTTGCTCAATAGCGGCATAACTATACTGCTCATCTTTATCATGCTCTAGCATATCGTTCATCTTATTCCAATCGTCTTCGCTATACCACTCTAGTAGTTCATGCGAGTATAGTCCAGCCTTTACATTTTTTTGTACTATCTGGTAGAGAGACAATGGTGTATAACTTCCATAAACATCTTTACGCAACATACTGAGACGTTGTTTGCCAGCCACATATTGATAATTAGTATGACCGATGTCCGGATTACTTTCTACGTCGATTAAATCTACTATGGCTCGTAATGTAATTTCATCTATGGTTCTAGTTGTGATACCATCATAAAAATGGGGCTGTGCTTTGATTTCAATCATCGACTGACTTACATCTGCAATACCTTTACATATTTTTGCAACCTGTGCTTGCCATTTTTCAACGGCTAGAGGTTCTTGTGCGCCTGAGCGTTTAATAACGTTTAATTTCATTGTTAACCTATCTTATTATATAGTGGGGAAATATCTAGTGTTCTAGTTATCTTAAAGTCTGTGATGAGATTATTTACTACCGTATCAGGCCAATAATTCAGCACATATTTTGCATCATCAACTAGGACTAATACCACTTCATTGCTATTATCGTCTATTGCTTCTACAAGTTCAATATTTTTGGTATCCGACAAGATAAGGGTGTAAATCATACCCAATGCTCTACCATAATAACAATATAGATTATCTGATATCAATTGCCATGGATCAGGCCAATCATTGATATAGTCGGTATGTAGATAATGGGTCATCAAAGGTACCCGTTGCCAGAAATTGTCTATTTCAACACATCTCTGATCAATGGGTAATTGAGGGATTTTCTCTCTGAGGGTAGCCCACGCCCTAAGGCGCGTCTCGTAGTCGAGTATAAAAACGTTAGTCACGCTTTTACTTATCGCAGGAAAGAAGTCGATAGATATTAGAATCTACCGACTGCTACTTCGATTACGCCTGAACCACCTTCAAAGTTTTCTAGTGCTTTACCTAATATAGTACCTGCACGTGCCATATTATTTGCAACAGCACGACCATCTGCACCGCTTACCATTAAATCGCCTTTAGCAATCGGGCCGTGTACTTTAACTGGAACACGACCTTGTAGTGCTATTGTAGCGATATGTGCGCCTGCACAGTCATTATTCATAGTGTATGCTGGGTTAGTTGATACAACTCCTGCTACACGATGTGAATCATAATCTGTTGATAGTGTTACTTCATGGGCACCGCCGAATATCAATACTGTACCGGCTTCATAATCTGCATCAGCAACATATTTTTCTGCCAAGTCAGCGTAAGTAGCATTCAATCTTGAACCAGCACTTAATGACCAGTTACCAGTAATTGTACCTGCAGTAGAGTTTGCACCGGTTGTTAGAGTCGTACCAAAGTGAGTTGCTGTACCTGTACCAATTTGAACTGCTCCGGTCAATGTACCAGATAATGTTAAGCCAGTCAATGTACCGACTGATGTGATGTTTGGTTGTGCCGCAGTTGTTACAGTGCCTGCTGTAGTTGCAGTTGGAACTGTTCCAGTTACGCTAACTGTGACTCCGCCAGTTGCGGCGCTGACTGCAATGTTAGTACCTGCACTAATACTAGTTACACCAGTATTAGTAATAGTTACACCAGTACTACCGTTATAACTTGTGCCACCAAGACCTGTACCAATTGTGAGTGCATTAGTTGCTGTTGCAGTAATAGTACCAGATCCACCAAGTGAAATTGATGTGCCGTTAACAGTTAATGAACTATTGGCAAGTCTTGCTTGTGCTAATGTACCAGAACTGATATTACTTGCATTTAGTGCAGTTAATGCACTACCGTTACCAGTAAACACACCAGTGTTTGCTGTGATATTTGCAGCCGTTATAGTGCCGCTTACGCCCAATGATGTTAAAGTACCAACACTAGTGATCTGTGACTGGCTTGCGTTTACGCTAAATGTTAGATTAGAAAGAGTTAGGCCGGTGCCTGCAAGATAAACTTGTGAACTACTGAACTGAGCGAATGTAATATTAGAAGTACCAAATGTGATTGTCCCAGTAGGAGCATCAAGAACATATGCGCTACCTTTATTCACGTCACCGCCGCTTACAAAGAAGTAATTATTGAGACTCAATTCTCCGGCACCAGGACCGTATGAATCAGCATCAGTTGCACGGGTGATAACTGTCGTGCTTGTGTAAGTATAGACACCGTTATGCGCGGCGTTTGCTTCGTTCTTGACTAATATACGAGCACCAACTGTTTGAACGTTTGCTGTATCAATCAAGTTGAATGTACCAGTAGTTGTCAATGTTGCACCAACACCTGCTGTACCGTTGTTATAAGTGATTGTTCCGCCAGTAGCACTAGCCAATGTACCAGTTGTGGCTGCTATTACACCTTCGTGGTATACAAGAGCAGTACTTGCTAAATCATCAACATATTGCTTAGTTGCCGCGTCAGTACCTGCTACCGGAGTTGCAAGGTTAATAATATTGTTGCTGGTCATATCTAGATTACCAGCAATACTGCTTACACCTGTACCAGTTACACTTAGTACACCTGTAGTTGTTAAGTTACCGGCTGCTACGTTACCAGTCACGCTTAGTGATGACAATGTACCGACACTAGTGATATTTGGCTGAGCCGCAGTTGTTACAGTACCTGCTGTAGTAGCCGCGCCACTTAGTGCGCCTGTAAATGTAGTTGCACTTACATTCCCAGCACTAATATTTCCTGTTACTGCTAAACTTGTTAGTGTACCAACTGATGTAATATTTGGCTGTGCGGCTGTGGTTAATGTGCCAGTCAATAAACTTGCACCGATCGTACCGCTATTAGCATAAATGTTACCAGCAGTAGCATTACCTGTTACTGCTAAACTTGTTAGTGTACCAACACTAGTGATATTTGGTTGCGCGGCTGTTGTTACTGTACCGGCTGTTGTGGCACTTGGTACTGTACCTGTTACGTTAGCACCAGTAATTGCACTTAATGATGAACCATTGCCTGATACGTTAGTGAATACACCATTTGTAGCACCGATGTTACCAACGTTTGCATTGCCAGTTACACTTAATGCACCACCTGTTGATATATTGCCTGCACTTGCGTTACCTGTTACAGTAAGTGCTGATAGTGTACCAACACTTGTAATATTTGGCTGAGCCGCAGTTGTCAATGTACCTGTTAGTAATGAAGCACCAATTGTACCTGAGTTAGCATAAACATTACCTGCAGTAGCATTACCTGTTACTGCTAGTGAACTTAATGTACCAACACTAGTGATGTTTGGCTGAGCCGCTGTTGTTACTGTACCGGCTGTTGTGGCTGCGCCACTTAATGTTGCTGTGATGATGTTTGCACTAAAACTTCCGTCAGTATCACGAATTACTACTGTATTTCCTGTTGCCGCAGTTGCTGTGCTATAACCATCAAGTAGGTCAGCATTCAAGTTTGTTACCTTAGTAGTACTTGCTACTACGAATGGGGCAGTACCTGTTGTTACGTTTGATTCTAATGATGAAGCAACTACTTTACCTGCTGTATTAACATTACCTGCGCTTGCATTACCTGTTACAGTTAAATCAACAAGGGTACCAACACTAGTAATGTTTGGCTGTGATGCGTCTGTAACTTCGGCTGCAAAGGCAGCAAAATTGGCATTTGTAATATTACCACTAATATTACCAGTAATATTTCCGCCAGGAATATTAGTTAATCCTGCACCGTTACCATAAAATGCTCCGGTATTTGCATTGATGTTTGACGCAGTAAGGTTACCATTAACACCTAATGCTGATAGTGTACCTACGCTTGTAATATTTGGTTGTGAGGCTGTTGATAACGTACCTGATACTGTAGTGAACACACCGTTGTTTCCGCCAATATTACTGACGTTTGCATTACCTGTTACAGTCAATGAAGTTAATGAACCAACACTAGTGATGTTTGGTTGAGCGGCTGTGCTTAGTGTCCCTGTCAATACGCTTGCTCCAATTACGCCTGAGTTAGCATAGACATTACCTGCTGTTATATTTGCTGTTACTGCTAATGAACTTAATGTACCAACGCTAGTAATATTTGGTTGAGCATCAGTTGTCAATGTACCGGTTACAGTTGTGAATATACCGGACGCGGCGCCGATATTACCTACGTTAGCGTTACCTGTTACGCTCAATGCACCGCCCATTGATACGAGATTGCTTGATTTGTTGAAAGTAAATGCTGATGAGCCACCAAATGATTCATCATCATTAAATTGAATTTGAGTGTTGCTACCACCTGGATCGCTTAGATCCCAAGCAGTACCGTTAGCATATAATAGGTTATCAGTTTTTACATTACCGGCAGCGACATTACCACTAATGTTCAATACATTATTATTAAAGTCATATGTAAGTGCGGCTTCGCCTGACAACGCAGTGCCGTTCATGAAAACGACTTGTGAGTTACTTGCGGCTACTGTTGGAAACGTTTCAACATTACCGTCACTAGTTTTTACCGATAGTGTATCACTATCGTCTAAGAATATTGTACCTTTACCGGCTGGGGGTGTTGGTACTGTATTTGCCGCGTTTTGTTTTAAGATTAGCATGTTTTTTCTCTCCTACTATGGTAGACACTCTCTTGCCATATGTGTAATGTATTTATCATTTCACCCAAGTTTAGCATATACACTATTTATTTTAGTTCCATATATTATTAAACTTATGGACTCTGTAACCCTGTTATGTAGATATAAATGATGTGTTTCCTATACTAGAAGCATATGCATCTATATCATTTCGTCTTTGGACGACACTTCTAACATTAGCACCTAAAACTACATCTTCTATGGAAGTACCCTCAGTTACTAATCCTTGTCGTATTTGATAATCAGCGATTTCTTGCATAGCAAGAGTAGCGCGTTCTTTTAAAGCAGATTCTATCCAGTCCTGTGGACTATAAAAGACATATTCCAGTGCTTTTTGTTCTGCATCTGATATTGTAATTGTGTATGTTTTTGACATAATTTTTTCCTTATTATCTTACGTAGACTTCTACTCTGGCACTACGATTTATACCCGTATTATCTTGGCAGCAGTTTATACGATCACCCGCTGAATAATCTCCAAAACTTGAGTCCATACCTATACCACCGCTTACGTCATCTGAACCCGGGGCTCCTCCGATAGCAAGTGACGATGGGTCTACATAAAGCCCTTCACCATTTTCATTCCAACCAAAGCCCCATCTGACTTTAGCGGCGAAATTGTAGTAACCCGCCCTAAAATTTTGAAAGTTAAATCCATAAAAACGAATATCTACTTGACTTGAAAATACACTACTGCTCCATCCACTAAAGGTTTTTGCGTCTTGTATAAAATATCCACCGTAATTAGTGACGTTGTACAAGTATGTTCCGGCAGTTGTGAAGAAGTTTAATAGTGAAATTTTTGCTACTGTACTTCTTTGTCTATTAAAACTCTTTTCCATCCATGTCCAAACCCCAACACCGGGTATACTTCCTCCGCTTGTAGTTATATCAGGCCATCTGGCCATAATATCTGCGCCTTCATAATAATTAAAAACATCATATTTGGCATCGCCGTCATCAAGATTTAAAGCAGTAGGATTCAATGTATTTGCTGTCGTCCAATAATTTGCAGAGTAATTAAATGTTGTCCCTCTAGTTGCTTTCATAGCAAGCATCCAGCCGCCACCATTATAAGCACTATCCATTATACAATAGACTTTAGTTGAACCTACTGTAGGTATGTTAATATAATATACTCCATCGGGAGCATTCGTATTCATTGCTTTAATAACAGATGCCGAATCAGCAGGATTAAAAGCAGACCCGAGTGGTGCGGTAACGTTATATCGTCCTCGTTGGGCATTGAATACTTGACCTATTTCGTCATCAGTTAATGCTCTATTATAAATTAAAACAGAGCCCATGTTCCCTATGAATAATTCTCCTGTATTGCCTTCACCTATACGTAACTCTTCCGTATTACTTGGAGTATTGATAACAGTTGTTTGATAAGCACATCGTATAGTATTAATAAATGTTGACTTTGATGTGCCATCAAAACGTATAGCCATCTGTTGCCAAGTGTTTAATGTAATACTATTTGCCGGAGTATTAATAGCATTGTTGGCCGGAGATTCATAATGCAAATACAAACTTGGTCTATTAACGGCAACAGAATACTGTTGGTCATTTCCTTTACTTACTAGTCCATGCCATGTACCGCCGCCACCAGCTGGATTAAACCAACATAATACAGTATATTGTTGTGTGCCTGCGAAATTTAATGTAGAACTGTTGGGGATACTAATTCTGTTTGTACCATCAAATTGAAATGAACCATTGCCAACAGTACTATATGTTACACCACTACCGGGCAATGTTCCATTATTATTATTTCCACTCAAATCAGTAACAGTTGTACCGCTACCACTATATGTGCCAGGCATTCCTGGATCCATGTATAGTACTAATCCAGATGTAGGGATAGTTTCTGCACGTTTTTGTTCGCTTACCCAAGTTGATCCATCATTAAATTCCATCTCTGATCTACTTGAATTATAGCGTAACATACCTGCTGATGCGCTAGGTCTTTGTGCACCTGTACCAGACGGTAGTGCAACAAAACCTGTATCATCAATTGTTGTATTTTTAAGTGTTGCCATTATCTAATCCATACTTGTACGTGTGTGAGGTAAGCGGCCTCGTCTGCCTGAGCTTGATCTATTCCCATATAATTTCTTGCACTAAAAGTTGTTAGAGCATGATTATAAAAACCAGTATCTATAGTTATATAGCCATCGTTATTATATGCTCCTTGGGCCCATGGTCTATAAGAATATGTTCTTGGTCCACTCCAAACAGCAGTAGCACCGGATAATAAAACATTTATAGATGGTGCTGTATTATATACTTTTGTAAAATTTAAAATTTCTGTTTCTCCGCCGGCGGCATTTGTGCAATATAAATTATTTGTTTCGTTATCAAAACTATCAACACAATGCCATAGTACACAGTATCTAATTTGTGTATGTGTTGGTAAATTGCTTAGTGATAGTGTGTAATTCACTGGGCCTGTGTTATAACCATGTGCATTAACACATCCTAATTGACCAAAATCTAACATTGTAAAGTTTGTGGTGTTATTCCAATTTCCTAAATACAAATTTGCATCTCGTCCTTCATAATAATGAAGTGTTGGTTCATTAGGTGTAAAACTTGTATTAGCCCAACTTGAACCATTAGCAAATTCTATTTGACTTGTAGTGTTGTTAAAACGAATACTACCGGCAGTAGTCGCAGGTCTTTGCGCCGTACTACCAGTGGCAATTTTAATAAAGCCAGTATCATTTATTGTTGTATTTTTAAGATTTGCCATTATACATTAAACCTTGATCTTTGAGCATTAAAATTTTGTGTGATTTCTGATTGTGAAAGCACACGATTATACATTCTTGCAATTGCAATATCACCCGTAGCACTTGCGTATATAGGAATACCATAGGTTGATCCTACATTAAATTGTCCAGAACCAGTATATTGATTTTGCACACTTGCACTAGGAGTTTGTAATACTGCATTGGCATAAAACTGTTTGGCAAAAGTTGAATTATTGTATGTGAATACCCAATGATACCATACGTTATTTGATGGTCTATAGTTATCACCATAATCATTATCATTACCATACATGCCAAATACCATGCCTCTTGACCCAGAATTATACAATATGTGTAATCCTTGATTTATTGCAGTAATGCCTTGTCCAAAAATGCCAAAACTTGTACTATCAGTCATACGAGCCCATACTTCAAGTGTAAAATTCTGTTGTAAATTTATATTGCCTGCATTAATGTGCGTATTCAAGCCAGTAAATGCTAACGACCCACCGTTGCTTGAAGACCAACTCATATTATTTGTACGCATTCCATCAACGAAAGGAGTAGAATATGCACCTAATTCAAGTTGCATATTTCTTACTTGAGGATTTATTCCTGAACCATAACCTGTATAAGTCGCTAACATTGCTCTATTATCACTTGGACTATTTTGTAACCAAGTAGCGTTTGGTCCGGCTGGTGTTATATTCTCAATTTTATAACGTGCCCATGAAGTTGTAGCATTAACTGAAGTGTTAACAAAACTATACTTTGTATACGATCCATTTTGCATATACCACAAAACACCACCCGGAACATCTGCTCTCATATCAAAACTCAAACTATATGGCAATAATCCGTTTGCTTCAAAAATAGGTCTTAAATCATAGTATTGTGCAAACTCTCCACTATTAAATTGTTGTGTTGGATTGCTTAACAAATTTATAGTAGGTGCGCCAAATCTACCATGTTTATTATTTCCTGATATATCATAAACAATTTGTCTACTAGGATAGTAACTATCCGTGTTGCCAAAATCATAATATAATCCTAAACCAGATGTTACTATGGCGCCATCTACTGGTGCGTTAGTAGCAGGATCTATCCAAAGTGAACCATTGTAAACTTCTGTTCTAGCAATAGTAGAATTATATCTCATCATACCGAGTGTGGGACTACCCGGGCGTTGTGATAACGTACCGTTAGGGAGTGTTAAAAATCCTGTATCGTTGACTGTAGTGTTTTTTAGTGTTGCCATATTCTATCTCCTAGAACATGGTTTTACTTATTCTCTAATCGTTTTATTTTGCCAGTCAATTCTTTGACTGCTTCGATTAGATATGCTGTGAGTTTGGTATAGTGAATGCCTATTGGTTTGCCATTCTCATCGTAACCGATCAAGTTAGGCAATATTTTTTCTACATCTTCAGCAACAAGACCTGCTTCGTTTTTCTTGCTACCGTCTTTACGATCATAAGTTACACCAACTAGTTGCTGTATTAAATCAAGTGCATTAGTGATAGGATTGATGTTTTCTTTTAATGCGATAGTTGAACTTTCTGTAATAGTTCCTGATACTGATAAATTTCCAGTGACAGCAAGACCCGTGCTTGTGAAGTTACCTATAGTGGTTCTACTTCCGGGTGTTACGCTGTTAGCAGTTCCTTGTAGAATCTCAACTCCGGCGTAACCTGCGATATAAAGCCTGTCCGAGGCGCCGGGTGCGCCACCATCACCATGAACAACATAACCACCAATATTATTATCTTCAAATACAATTCCTGAATATGATCCAGAATCTGCGGAATGTCTGAACGTTAGGAAGTTATTAGAACTATTATCTATCAAAACAGTAGTTCCGGTAGGCGGTGGACTAACACCGGACGCGGTTGCATTCACTACGTGAAATCTTACAGCAGGACTTGTTGTATTAACACCCACTCTATCATTTGTACTATCAACAAATAATGTTCCAGAATCAAATGTAGAGTTTCCACTAACTGTTAATGAAGTAAGTGTACCTGTTGAAGTAATGTTTGGTTGAGCCGCTGTTGTTACAGTTGCAGAGGTGCCACTTACATTACCACTAATAGTTGAACTTACTGTTAAACCAGTTAATGTACCTACGCTAGTGATATTAGGTTGAGCCGCAGTTGTTACAGTGCCGGCTGTTGTTGCTGATGTGGCTGCTCCGCTCAATGTGCCGGTGAATGTAGTTGCATTTACATTACCAGCAGATATGTTACCAGTTACTGATAATGATGATAGTGTACCAACTGATGTAATATTAGGTTGTGCGGCTGTTGTTAATGTACCTGTTAATAAACTTGCACCAATTGTACCACTATTTGCATATACATTACCTGCAGTAGCATTACCTGTTACTGCTAAACTTGTTAATGTACCAACTGATGTGATGTTTGGTTGTGCCGCAGTTGTTACTGTACCTGCTGTCGTTGCGCTAGTGGCTGCGCCGGTCAATGCTCCAACAAAAGTAGTCGATGTAACGCTAGTAAGACCTGCAACTGTAGTTACTGTAGATCCAAGTGTTAATGCCGTGCTACCTAATGTGACACTGCTATTTGCTAATCTTGCTTGTGCAAGAGTTCCGCTAGTAACATTACTTGCATTCAATGCCTCTAATGATGCGCCATTACCATAATGATTGCCGGTCAAGTTTGCCGCGCTAACATTACCTGTTACTGCTAGGCTAGTCAATGTACCTACACTTGTGACATTAGGTTGGCTAGCAGTAGTCAATGAACCTTGTACTGTTGTAAATATACCAGCACTTGCGCCGATATTACCAACATTAGCATTACCTGTTACACTTAATGCACTTAATGTACCAACACTAGTAATATTTGGCTGTGCATTTGTATAGACAGTTCCGGCTACTAATGCATTTGCTACTTGTCCACTTAAATTACCGCTAGGAATATTTGTTAAGCCTGCGGCGTTACCACTGAATATGCCTGTGTTTGCTGTGATATTGGCAGCAATGATATTACCATTGACATCTAGACCAGTCAATGTTCCAAGACTTGTTATTTGTGATTGGCTTGCGTTAACACTAAATGTGCTACCAGTTAATGTTAAGCCTGTACCTGCTATATATGTACCAGCACCGCTGAATTGTGTAAATTCAATATTATCGGTGCCAATAGTTGTAACTGCGCTTGTCTGTACCCAACCAGTGTCATTGTATGTTGTACCACCTGATACGAATACGAAATCACCTGGTTCTACTTCTGGTACTGTATTGTAATCGGTCGCTCTTGTTAATACTGTGCTACTTGTGTAAGTATAGATACCATTATGTGCGGCATTCGCTTCGTTCTTAACAAGTACTCTTGTTCCAACAGTTGCGATATTGACACTATCAATAGTTGTATAAGTACCAGTAGTTGTCAATGTTGCACCGACACCACTAGTACCATTGTTGTAAGTTATCGTACCGCTAGTTGCCGTAGCAAGCGTACCCGTAGTTGCCGCCGCTACGCTGTCGTGTACATTTAATCCTTCAGCAACACTATCAACATATGCTTTGGTTGCGGCATCCTGTGCATTTACTGGCTCAGCGAGATTACTGATATTGTTACCAGTCATATCTAGATTACCAGCAATACTGCTTACACCTGTACCAGTTACACTTAATACACCGTTTGTTGATAAATTACCTGCTGAGATATTACCGGTGACTGTTAAATTACCTAATGTACCGACACTAGTGATGTTCGGTTGACTTGCTGTTGTGAGTGTGCCGCTTAAAAAATTTGCTGTAGCAAGATTACCTAATGCCGTGTTGCCTGTATTTGTAGTACCTACTATATCAAGATAATTAGTACCATCTGTTGTATATTGCCATATATCAGATGGTTCATTCCAGCGCAATTGAACTGCTGGTTCATCACCTCGAACAACTCTAATACCTGCATTCGCTGTAGGAGTGCCTGTAGTTTCTGCACTTAAGTCAATAATATTATCTTGAACACTTAATGATGTGACGCTTAAATTGCCGGCACCGCCGTCAATGATAAGATTTCCTTGTACAGTCAAATCATCATTGATGTTGACTATACCAGAACCATTGGCGCTGATAGTAAGATTAGTATTTGCAGTATATGTAGTGAGGCTATCTGATTTCAATCCTGTAGCGATTGTGACTGGACTACCATTGCTTGTTGTGATGTTTTGTCCTGCTTCAACTTGCAATGTGCCTTTGATTTCGATGACACCTGTGCCGGTTGGATCTAATGAAATATCTCCTGAACCAGTGGTCTTTAATCTTACTGTTTGGTTAATGTCTGCTGAAACAACAATATCGCTTGCCGCTTCTTCAAGTACTTTTACACCATTGATGTACAATGATCCTGGGCCTATATAGGCATCTTTGAAATAGTTAGTAGCATTACCCAAACTCACAACATTGTTTGATGCTGGTGTGATGTTACCATATACTACTATTGATCCAGTAGTAAAGGTGTTTGTTGATTTATTGAAAGTTAGATTTGCACTGCCGTTAGGACTGTCTGCATCATTGAATATGATTTGTGTATTACTACCTGCGATAGGACCAGTAGGACCTGTCGCTCCTTGAATACCAGTAGCACCAGTTAATCCAGTAGCACCTGTTAATCCTGTAGATCCAGTTAATCCGGTAGCACCTGTTAATCCTGTAGATCCAGTTAATCCAGTAGCACCTGTTAATCCAGTTGCACCGATCAGACCAGTAGCACCAGTTTCGCCAGTGGCACCTGTTAGTCCAGTTGCACCGATCGGGCCAGTAGCACCAGTGGCTCCTACTGTTGTCAATGCATTAGCAAATACTCCGTTACCATATAATATATTACTTGAGTTACCATCGATGTTTATAATGGAGATGTTACCTATAGTACCTTCACCTGATATTTCTGTACCAGCCGGCAATATAACTGTGCTACCGCTAGCAGTAATGTTCGCATTACCTAGATATATGGTGTTACCTGAAAGATATAAATCTTTAAATCTTCTTGTGCTGTTACCTAAATCATATGTTATGTCTGCTGAAGGTGTTATAGAACCTGCTACTGTTAATCCGCCGGGTATAGCGACATTACCGGTAGTCTTGTTAAACGTGAATCCATTATTGCCTGCAGGATTACCTTGATCGTTGAAACTAATTTGTGCATTACTACCCGGAGCGCCCTGACCACTAACATCAACAAGAATACCATCTACGACAAGTTCGCCGTCTACTGTGATCGTAGTGCCGAATAAACCCTGATAGTTTGATGATATTGTTAATGTATTGCCTGTATTGATAACTACAGGCATTGGCGCCGGTGATTGAGTACTTGCGGCATCAGCCCACGACAAATTGCCTGCACCGTTAGTAGATAGTATGTAACCACTATTACCGCCGGATATATGGAGATTGCTTACATTACCTAATGTAGTATTGGCTTCGCTGACCAGCAAGTTGCCAGTCGTCATTCCGTTCTTGACGTTAAAATACTTAGTAGTCACAGTTCCATATATCCCTGTTTAACTAAACCAGATTTTTTAAGACTAGTTTAATATTATGTTTTAATATAACTGCTTACTAGATTTACAACACAACTTGCGCTGTTTGTAGTCGCGTAAACAGATACGTTTCCTGATACTCCGTTGATATTTGCACTTAGTTCAATAATGTCTGCACTTACGTTTGAGGATATTGAACCATATATCGTTATATAAGCATCTGTACCATCGTGTACAAGCAATGTTTCAACTGACTGATAGCCATTAGTTCCGCTTGCGCTGATTACATACTTAGCAGTTCTATAATCGCTTGGAGCAAAACTATCAATTAGTGTTGCTGTCGCTGTTGGTACATTGACATTTGCACGATTGCTTGTCACACCTACTTGTAGTTTAGCAACGCCACCTACAACCGCATTACCTGAAACAGCAAGACTTGTTAATGTACCTACTGATGTGATATTTGGTTGTGCCGCAGTTGTTAATGTACCAGTTAGTGTTGCACCGCTTACGTCGCCGGTAGCACTTATGTTACCCGCACTTGCATTACCTGAAACAGCAAGGCTTGTTAATGTACCAACACTAGTGATATTCGGTTGAGCATTAGTGTATACTGTACCGGCTACAAGAGCATTTGCTACTTGACCAGTGACGTTAGCACCTGTAAGATTTGTTAATCCACTACCGTTACCAGTAAACACACCTGTGTTTGCTGTGATATTGGCAGCAGTGATGTTGCCGTTTACAGCAAGACCAGTCAATGTGCCAATACTAGTGACGTTAGGCTGTGCCGCTGTAGTCAATGTACCTGTGACTAAAGTAAACACCGCGTTATTAGCACCGATGTTACCAACGTTAGCATTACCTGTTACAGATAATGCACCACCTGTTGATAAGTTACCTGCACTTACGTTAGCAGTGAAGATACCAGCACCGCCACCGATATTACCGACGTTAGCATTACCAGTTACGCTTAATGCGCCACCAGTTGTTAAGTTACCACCTGATACGTTACCGGTTGCGGCTACTGTAGTTGAGAATACGCCTGCACCTGCTCCGATGTTACCAACGTTAGCATTACCAGTTACAGATAATGCACCACCTGTTGATAAGTTACCACCGGTAATATTACCAGTTGCAGTAATTAAGCCACCTGTACCTAAATTACCTACGTTAGCATTACCAGTTACACTCAGTGCTCCAGCAGTAGTTAAGTTACCACCACTTACGTTACCAGTTGCTACTACTGCACCAAGTGTAGTTAAGTTACCACCACTTACGTTACCAGTTGCTACTACTGCGCCACCTGTAGTTAAGTTACCACCACTTACGTTACCTGTTGCAGTAATTAAACCACCTGTGCCTAAGTTACCGACGTTAGCATTACCAGTTACGCTTAATGCACCACCTGTTGATAAGTTACCTGCACTTACGTTAGCAGTAAACACACCTGCGGCTGCACCGATATTACCTACGTTAGCATTACCTGTTACACTTAGTGTTGATAGTGTACCAACGCTAGTGACGTTTGGTTGACTTGCAGTAGTCAGTGTACCAGTCAATAATGAAGCACCGATAGTACCGCTATTAGCATATACGTTACCTGCCGTTACATTTGCTGTAACTGCTAATGAGCCTAATGTACCAACACTTGTTAAACTTGAATTAACAACAGTTGATGAAAGTGTTGTACCTGATAGATTTGCGGCATTTGGAGTTAGTGCTACATTGGCAGCCGCAGTCAATTGACCTTGACTATTAACCGTAAATGTAGCATTGTAATCACCATTACCATATGAGCCGGCTGTTACAGTAGTATTAGTGATACTGAACGTATCTCCGGTTAACGTTAATCCTGTACCTGCTAAGTATGTACCTGCACCTGAGAATTGTACCCAATCGATTGGATCAGTACCAACTGTAGTTACGTCATCAATTTGCACCCAACCAGTTGAGTTGTATAGTGTACCTGCAGTAACGAATGTAAAGTCTCCACCTTGAATCTCGGCAGCAGTATCAAAGTCGGTAGCACGGGTCAACACAGTTGTGCTTGTACGGACATAGATACCGTTATGTGCTGTGTTGGCTTCGTCCTTGACAAGAATTCGCATACCATTTGATAGTGCAACACCATCAATAGTTGTATAAGTACCGGTTGTAGTAAGAGTTGCGCCAACACCCGCTGTGCCATTGTTATATGTAACAGTACCACCTGAGATAGATGCAAGAGTATTGGGAGTTGCGGCATCGCAACTTGCATGTACATGTAAACCTTGTGCAATGTCATCAACATACTGTTTAGTTGCCGCATCACTTGATGCAACTGGAGCACTAACGTTAGAAATAATAAAGTTACCAACGTTAACTGTACCAGTACCTGTAGGAGTTAAATTGATATTTTGATTTGAACCAGTTGCAGTAATTGTCACACTTGATGTTTTACCAACAATCAAATCGGTTACAACGTTTGCACTTGAAACTATATTACCTGTCACATCTAATGATGAAAGTGTACCAAGGCTAGTTACATTTGGTTGTGCCGCTGTTGACAATGTACCACTGATGTTATTACCAGTAATGTTTGCATTAGCATCACGAACAACAACTGTATTTGCTGTTGCCGCTGTTGCAGTATCATAACCGTCTAATAAATCAGCATTTAAATTCGTTACTTTAGTAGTTGATGCTACTACGATTGGTGCTGTACCAGTTGCAACGTTTGATTCTAATGCACTTGCTACAACTTTTCCAGCAGTAGTTAAGTTACCACCTGATACGTTACCAGTTGCGGCTACGAGACCTGCTGTTGTGATATTTCCACCACTTACATTACCAGTTGCTACTACTGCGCCAGCAGTAGTTAAGTTACCACCACTTACATTACCAGTTGCTACTACTGCGCCAGCAGTAGTTAAGTTACCACCACTTACATTACCAGTTGCAGTAATTAATCCACCTGTGCCTAAATTACCGACGTTAGCATTACCTGTTACGCTTAATGTTCCACCGGTTGATAAGTTACCACCTGTTACTGTACCTGTAGCAGTAACAATTCCGGCTGTGCCTAAGTTACCAACGTTAGCATTACCTGTTACATTTAATGTTCCACCGGTTGATAAATTACCACCAGTAACAGTACCGGTTGCAGTAATTAAGCCACCTGTGCCTAAGTTAGCAACGTTAGCATTGCCTGATATATTTGCATATCCAGTGATGTTTGAACCAGTGGATGTGATAACCATTGTTGTATTGCCATCAACGTTTGCAATGATATTACCATTTGCTACCGGTACGCTTACGCTTGAATTGCCGTTACTGATACCTGAAGTACCAACTGTTACCCAACTTAAGTTACCTGAACCGTTAGTCTGCAAGAATTGTCCTGAAGTACCACCGGTGATTATCACGTTACCGTTTGCACCTAAATTGCTTACGCCGTTAACTGTGAGTCCAGTCAATGTACCTACACTAGTGATGTTAGGTTGAGCGTTAGTCGTTAACGATCCTGTAAAGAAATTTGCAGTAGCCAGATTACCGAGATTAGCGTTACCTGTAAATAAATTACCAGAAACCGCATCGATATTTGCGTTACCTACTGTTAAACCATTTTTGACTACGAAATTTTTTATACTCATTTTGTTTTGATCCTATTTTTTTAGTCAGGAACATATGTCCCGATCAAATTTATTTTTGTATTTGTGGACAACCCAGTCGCACGTAACTCTACATTTCCGCTACTAACCCCTGTAGTGATAGAGACTGTGTTGCCTCCACCATCGTTTATCGCCGCGTACACTGTAATATAACTATTTATGTCATCATGTATCAAAAGCACTTCTAGGCTCTCATAACCTATATCACTACTACTTCTTACCACATACTTTGCTGATCTATACTTACTGACAGGAAAACTATCAATAATCGTATCTGTAGTAACTGCTATATTACCGCGCTTACTTGCGATAGAATTAGTAATAACTGTGTTTGCATTAGCAATATTTGATGTAACATTTCCTGTTACATTCAAACTAGTCAATGTACCTACACTTGTAACATTTGGTTGAGCATTGGTAGTTAGTGTACCAGTAACTAAATTTGCGCTAACATTACCTGTCACAGAGATATTATTATTAGCAATTAAATTACCCTGTACAGTAACGTTTGCAGTAGTACCGCCCATCGTGATGTTTGATACAAGGCCTAAATTAATATCATCTACGAGTGACGCAAAGATACCTGCATTATTTCCGGTAACTGCTATAGTGGCGCTACCGATAGTTACGCATCCACTGTTTGATACTAGATAATTACCTGCTAAAGTATTAGCGCCGGATACGTTACCGGGTGTAACATTACCAGTTACAGATAATGATCCTAATGTTCCTACCGTAGTGATGTTTGCTTGACTTGCGGTTGTCAAATTACCACTAATAGTAGTCGCTTCAATATTACCCTTAAATGTCTGGGCGCGAACATTACCGAGTGTAGTAAATGTAACTATTTCACCCGTAATACTTGATTGGCTACTAAATGCAAATTCAGCATTGCTAGTATCCCAACCCATAAATGCGATACGTGCTTGTGTATCGTAATAGTTTAATGCTGTACCGATATCCTTACCGGTATTTGCTACAGGAGGTACCCCGTTTGGACCAGTGTTTAAGTTGACTATCGGATCTTCTACGCTGAATTCTTCAACGTTGATATAAATTAAATTACCGTTTACTTGTAGATTTCCACCTACTACAGCATTTCCTGACACAGCCAAATCAGTTATATTTGCTGTACCAGTAACACTAATATTTCCGTTTATACTTAATCCGGTTAATGTACCTAGACTTGTGATGTTTGGTTGTGCGGCATCGGTCACAGTGTTTGCAGTACCGGCATGAACTGCATTAGAAATATTACCTGTGATGTTACCGACAATATTAGCACCAGGAACGTTTGTCAAGCCGGCTGCATTACCGTAGTATGCGCCGGTATTAGTAACGATATTTCCTGTGACTGTTAAATTGTTTGTTGTACTGTTAAAAGTAAAATTGGCGCTTGCGCCAAAGTCACCGTTGTTATTAAATTGAACTTGTGTATTACTGCCGCCTGGATTGCTTAGGTCCCAAGCAGAACCGTTAGCATAGTAAAGATTATCTGTCTTTATGCCACCAGCAGTCAAATTACCTAATAGATTAGCACCTGCAGTCGTTACTACAAATACATTAGAAACACCTGATACAGTAGTTGCTACGTTTCCATTAGCATAAACTTTTACATTACTAGTACCGTTTTCTATTTCTGTAGTACTAGTCTGTTCAGTACCTTCAACAGCAAATGTTCCACCTAATTCATTACGAATAACAACGGAACCATTAGCGTCTACACTAATAGTCGCTGTGTCTAAGTAAATCGTATTGCCACCAAAATAACCATTACGCCAACGAGCATTTGCGCGACCTAGATCATATACATCATCTGCACCAGGTATGATGCTTCCTGTAGCATTTATATTACCGGGAACATTTAAATTACCGTTATAGTTTAAAAATGTGAATCCAGTATTACCGGTCGCAGTTCCATTAGTGTCAAATAAAACTTGAGTAGGGCTAGATTGTATGCTATCTTGTATTTCAATGAGCATACCGTCAACTGTCAATTCACCGTCAATCGTTATTGCTTGCGTGTAAAGACCTTGAAAATTGTTATTGACAATATATGACGCACCAGTAGGAATCAAATACGGCATAGGAGCCGCACGATTGCTTTCTGTGTTTATTGTGCTGAAAGTTAGATTGCCGTTACCATCAGTAGTCAATGCTTGACCACTACTACCACCTGTAATTTTAAAATTACCGACATTACCAACATTGCTTATGCCATTGGCTGTAAAGTTGATAGTAGTTATATCGGCATTAGCCTGAATAACTGTAATGGCAGGATCCCCTGCCGAGAATCCTGCTATCGAATTTAATGGTCGAACAGCCATATTAGGTACATCCTATTAATATTATATCAATCTATACTGAGTTACCCATAAAGTTGAATTAGAACTTGCTGGGGTTACTTGTAATTCTATGTTGCTTCCTGCTATGTTTACTGCAAGAGTACCCGTGCTTCCTCCTAATGTTACTCCACCGAACACTGCCCAATCTACAGCACTACCGTTTGTAACTGCCTGTACAGTTGCTACACTTTGTTTGCCGCCTGAATCGAGTCCTTTGACTAACCATTGAACTCCGGTCACTCCTGTGACTGTGAACGTTGATATAGTTTGGTTTGCAGTTATCGCAGTTGTAGTAACTTCATCCCATGTAATAGTAGTATTACCTACATTTACTTGAGTATTTGCTGTGATAATATTTGCTGTGTAATTATTTGACTGTAGATTTCCGGCAATTGTTAGATTACCTGAAGCGTCAATATTACCTGCGTAGACATTTGCCCAACGCTGAGTACTTGTGCCCAAATCAAGTGTCAAGTTAGCGTTTGGATTCAATGCTGATGTGACATTCGCTTGTACATTCAAGTTACTGACGTTTGCAAGACCTGCTGTAGCAAAGTTGGCTGCAACAACATTACCTGTGAAGTTTGCAGTATTACCAGCAAGTTCTAAGTTTACGCTTAGATTTGGTACGATGACATTGCCGCTAAAGTTTGCTGTGTTACCTAACAATGCATTACCAACTGTTACATTTGCTCCATTGAATACAGCATTACCACTAAAGTTTGCAGTATTACCAGCAAGTGCTAGATTTACAGTTAGATTTGGTACTACGACATTACCACTGAAGTTTGCTGTGTTGCCAGTCAATGCATTAATAATGTCTATGTTACCAGCATTGACGATATTTGAGATGTTAGCAGTTGGTACAACGATCAATGTGTTTGCATTGACATTGTTTGCTAGTACGTTACCACTTGCGTGAACATTACCTGATGTAGTTAAATTCAATCCACTTACGTTAGCATTTGAACTGATAGTACCATTAGCCGCAATATTACCGCCAACTGTTAGGTCGAGTGTGATATTAGCAATATTACTAATGCTCAAGTTGTTTGCAGTAACGTTGCCGTTGCTTAGTGTATTCCAAGTTAGACTGCTAAATGTTGCATCACCAATGTTTGGTGTCACAAGATTTGCGCTTGTCTTGACGACGATGTTGCCTGAACTGATAGCAGTGGTGTCATTATCAACATTTGCGCTGATTACTGTACCAGTGATAGCAATACCATTACCTGCACTAAAAGTGCCGGCTGCGCTAAACTGGCTAAACTGAATGTTTGTCAATCCAAACAGTATTTCAGTTACCGGATCAGTCAATACATAACTTGAACCAGCATAGTTTAGGCCTTCTAATACAAAGAAGTAGTCGCCATAACCTAATGCCGTTGTCTCTACTGGGCTATATGTATCTTCGTCTGTTGCTCTTGTCAATACCCACGCAGTTGAACCATTACCCACTGTTGTTACAGTATAGACACCGTTCTCAAATTGATTTGTCTGACCTTGAACAAGAACTCTGTTTGTTGATACTAATGCAATACTATCAATAGATAGTGCGGCGTTTGCACCTGCGTTTGTTAGTGTTGCTCCAACGCCCGTGTTTGCTCTTGCTGTCTGTGATAATCCAGTACCGTTAGTCAATGTAGTGACTTCAGCACCGAAATACCCTGCCTTGACTGTTATAGTATCGGCTCCTGGGGTGCTGTAGACAAAGTATGGGTCATTGCCGATGATACCATTGAAACTGTTATCCCAAGCAAGTTCATCACCTATGCTTAGATTGTGATTTGCACCAAACTGTATTGTTTTACCACCAGTGATTGCGATTGTAGTCAATACGCTACCACCGTTTGCGTAAGTAGCATTCAAGTTAGTTACACTTGTTACTCTTACTGCCGTGTGTATTGTTAGACCTTGTGCAGTGCTATCAACATATTCTTTTGTTGCCGCATCGTTTGGTTGTGTTGGTCCACCGACTTGTGCGATACGAGCCAATGATGCTTCGATCACACCATTAGGGCCGCCAGGAACAAGATTGATATTGACATTTGAACCTGAAGCAGTAATCGTTAGATTACCATTTGCTGTGATGTTTGAAGTTAGTAAACTACCAACATTTGCTTCGCCGGTTACTGCAAGATTTGCACCAACTAAGAAACTGTTTGCAGTCACGTTACCATTTGCTATGATATAACCTGCTGTTGCGTGAATATTACCTGATGTGAACAATCCAGTATCGGATATTGTCACAATGTTAGATACAGCATTTGAACTGAATTCAATGTTAGCATCTTGGAATATTCTTACATTACTATTACCGTTTGCTAATGTACCAACTAAGTTACCTGCATTTACATTTCCAATAACGTTTAGATCGTTAGCAACGTTTACATAGTTTGCAAGAGCCAAATTACCTAAATTAGCGTTTAGTGATGTTAGGTTACCAGTAAAGTTTGCAATGTTACCGTTTAAATCATTAGCAACGTTTACATAATTAGCAGTTGCTAAGTTACCTAAACTTGCATTTAGTGATGTTAGGTTACCAGTAAAGTTTGCAATGTTACCATTTAAATCATTAGCAACATTTACATAATTAGCAGTTGCTAAGTTACCTAAACTTGCATTTAGAGCAGTGATGTTACCTGTAAAATTAGCAGTATTACCATCAAGTTGTAGATTTACAGTTAGGTTTGGTACTACAACATTGCCGCTGAAGTTAGCAGTGTTACCACTAAGTGCCGCATTTACGTTTACGTTGTTTGATATTAAGTTGCTTGCAACATTGATGTAATTTGCATAAGCAAGATTACCGAGATTTGCATTCTCAGATTGTAAGTTACCACCTAATGTAAGAAGATTTGATGTCTTGTTAAATGTGAATGCATTGCTACCATCTACCAAACCATTGTCTGAGAAAAGAACAGTTGTATTTGGCGCAGTGATTGTAATGTTGGCTTGTACGTTACCTACGAATGTACCTGCTGTTACATAGCCACCGGCAGGGAATGTGACGTTACCTGTATTATCATAAACAGTACTGGAGCCGTTTGACGTTAGTGTTAAGTTACCGGTACCGCTGTTGATATTTGGTGTCAATAATGTGTTTGTAACATTAGCATTACCATTTACAGTCAATACGTTTGTTGTATCATTGAATGTAAAGTTTGCACTGGCTGCAAAATTATCACCTAAGTTATATTGAATTTCAGTATTTGAGCCGGCTGCTTCTTGTAAGTCCCAAGGATTGCCGTTAGCATATAATAGATTGTCTGTACGTACATTGCCTGCTTGCATCGTGTTAGTAACGTTGACATTTGATGATACGTTTACAAAGTTAGCACTTGCTAGATTTCCAAGATTAGCATTTAAGGCAGTGATGTTACCACTAAAGTTTGCTGTGTTACCAGCAAGTTCTAAGTTGACAGATAAGTTATTTGTAACAGTGTTTGAAGCAATATTAGCAAAATTTGCGGTTACAATATTACCAAGATTAGCATTGTTAAATTGTACGTTACCTACAACTGTCAATAAGTTAGTGGCATTATCGAACGTAAAGTTTGCACTCGCACCAAAATTATTACTATTATTAAACTGAATCTGTGTATTAGAACCAGCCGCTTCCTGTAAATCCCAGGGTTGACCGTTACTATAATATAGATTGTCTGTTAAGATACCATACGCGGCATTAGTGTTGCTTACTGCAACGTTTCCTACGAACGTACCTTTATTTGCTGTGATATCTGCGTTTGCAAGTATCACATTTGCTGGGACTTCTCCTACTGAGAAGCCGCCTACTGAATTAAGTGGTTTAAGTGCCATGTTTGATAATCTCCGCTAATTTCGTATTTATCTCAATATACATAAAAAGTAGTCACTTGCATCCTATGAGTCATCAAATTTGCGCTCTGAGGTGTCATGACTACTCGTACTGTAGGCTCTACTATAACGTTTCCTGCATTGTATTCTATAGCAAAGTCTCCAGTGTACCCGTTTACTGGCAGTGTGCTATATTCCGCATAGTTAACTGTGCTTCCTTTCACAACTGCCGAAATTTTTATAAAGTTTCTTATAATGTCATCATCACTGATGATCGTTAAATCTATTGCCGCAAGATCGTCTGCTGGAATACTCAATAAGACTTGCGAACTAGTGCTGTTCGTAGTAGCAAAATAAACATTTGCTTTACTAAACTCATAGACACCAGAACCCATCTGAAATGAGTTCGCTATCAAGTTGCCTGCTACATTGACTTCATTTGTAACATCATTGAAAGTCAAAAATGGACTTCCAGCAAACGTACCTGCACTGTTATATTGAATCTGTGTATTGCTACCGCCCGGTGTGCCACCGCCGTTGCCGCCACCGGCATTTTTCCAACTTAGATTACCTAATCCGTCTGTACTGAGTACATACCCATTAACGCCACCTGGTATATGTATATTAGCGATATTACCTAGATTTACGTTTGCTGAACCTTGTGTGTTTAAATTACCTGCAACCGTCAATGTGCTAGATGCTAATATCGTAGTGTTACTTAATGATACCGTTCCGCTTAAGTTTGCTGTTCCAGTAGCAGTAAAGTTTGCACTATTCAATGTAGTCAATACATTCATTGTACCTAGAACGTTTGCATTACCGCCTAGATACAGGTAATTAATAGTTTTGTTCCAAGTCAGTGTATTGTCGCCACCGAATGTGTCGTTATCGTTAAACTGAATTTGTGTGTTTAATCCACCGGGTGTACCACCATTGCCGCCGCCGTTACTCTGTGGTACCCAACTTAAATTACCTATACCGTCTGTGCTGAGTACGTAATTAGCATTGCCACCCGTGATAGTAATGTTGCCTACGTCTCCTAAATTACTAGTACCTACTACTGTTAATGATGTAAGATTACCTATGTTTGTGATATTAGGTTGACTAGCAGTGGTTAATGTTCCTATTAAGTAATTTGCTTCTACGAAATTTCCTGCATTTAGGTTACCTGTGATAGTAATATTACTACCTAAACCAGTACCACTCATGCTACCATTGAATGATATATTACCATTACTATTTGGTATCGCTGTATCAACATTTAACCAACCAATATTTCCTAGATAATTGATATTTTGCTGTGCGTTGGTTGTCAACGTACCTGATATGAAATTTGCTGTTAATAGATTTCCAGCGTTTATATTTCCTGCAGTTACATTACCAGTTACTGCTAATGAAGTCAACGTACCAACACTAGTGATGTTGGGCTGTGATGGAGTTAATAGTGGTCCTGAAATTCCTGATGCAGTTACAGTTCCTGATACTGCTAAGGAAGTTAGTGTGCCTACACTAGTGATATTTGGCTGAGCATTAGTTGTTACTGTGCCAGCAAATGTTGCATAGTTTGCGTTAGAAATATTACCTACAAAATTACCTATAAAGTTTGCGGCTGTAACATTTCCTGTTACAGTTAAACTTGTTAGATTGCCTACGCTTGTAATATTTGGTTGAGCATTTACTGTGACTGTACCAGCTACGTTAGCGGCATTGGCTAAATTTGCTGTATTGGCAAATGTTGCTAGATTGGCTGTGTTTGCTATAGTAGCACTATTTGCTACTCCATATAAATTACCAATAAAGTAATTCGATGTAACACTATTACCTAATGTTGTATTACCACTTACAGTAAGTGATGTCAATGTACCGACACTAGTGATATTAGGCTGAGATGCTAGTGTTACATTTCTTGCAAGATTGGCTGTACCAAATAAATTACCTATAAAGTAATTTGATACGACTTGATTTCCTAATGTAGTGTTGCCAACAACAGTTAAACTTGTTAGATTGCCTACGCTTGTGATATTTGGTTGTGCTGATGTGTAAACAGTACCGGCTATCAATGCGTTTGCAACTTGACCACTGACATTAGCACCCGCTACATTATTTGCTACGTTGGCAAAACCTACTGCCCCACTAACATTAGCGCCTGCTACATTATTTGCTACATTGGCAAAACCAACTTGACCTGTGACATTAGCGCCTACTAATCCAAATAAACTATTTCCATTACCTGCAAAATAATTAGCATTGATCCAGTTAGCACTTGTTATGTTGGCTGATAGTGTTATATTTGATGCTATAATATCTGTGGCTGATAAAGTTCCATAAATTGTAGCATCCGTTACTGATAAGTTTACACCGGTAATAGCATTGCCGGAAGATATAGTATTTGCTACTGAAAGAGTATTGCTGACCTTGTTATAAGTGAATCCTGCATCTCCGCCGAATACACCTGCATCATTAAACTGAACTTGTGTGTTTGCACCGCCGGGCACACCGTTACCTGTGTTTCCACCGTTACCTGCAGGTGCCCACGTTAGATTACCTGCACCGTCAGTCTGTAAGAAATAACCATTGGTACCACCCAAGATCACAACGTTTGATACGTTTCCTAAGTTGGCATTACTACCTACTTGTAATTTTGTGACTGTTAATAAACTAGTAGCACTATTAAATGTGAATGCCGAACTCGCACCTAGCAATCCAGCATTGTTATATTGAACTTGTGTATTAGAACCTGATGCGCCTATGCTTAGTGGTTGACCGTTAGCATATAGATATGCGTTGGCAAATATACGATTTGCCGTGACGTTGGCATTGGGAGCGTTGACGTTGTTAACAACATTTCCATTCGCATCTATTACTAATTCAGGTGGAATTCCTACGGAATATCCACCTAACGTGTTAAACGGTTCAGCACTCATTATTGTACAGGTCCTCTATCATCTTATTATATTTATCAAATATATTCTTACTAAGCCATAGAAAAAAGATCCAATTAGAACTTTTTTCTAAATATAGTCATGCTTACTAAACAAAAATCAAGACCTATATGTAGTCATTGTGGTATAGTGCCGGCCAAGCCCAACGGTATAAGTAAGTTAGGATTCAAAAAATGGCACAAGTATTGTATAGATTGCAGTAAGTTATTGTATAGCGAGAAGCACAAGTACCTACAAAACAAGCAAATGAAGTGTGAGTTCTGTGGCTTTAAAGCGCAGGACAAATGTCAGATGGATGTAGTATTTAAAGATGGTAATAAGAAGAACAAGAAAGAAAGTAATCTAAAAACACTATGTGCTAACTGCGCCAGGTTGTTTCAAAAACGCTTGAAGAAAGGGCGCAAGTCAGTCATGAACATGACTGTTGATGCTGATATAAGGATTAGTTGATGAAAGTTTTAATAGCAGGTGATAGTTGGGGTTGCGGGTGTTGGGATAAGACCGGAAATACACATAGAGGTCTAGAGTTATTTCTACAGATGAAGGGTCACATAGTGACTAATTTATCTGTGTGCGGTTATTCAAATACAGAAATTTATAGGTCATTAAAAACAGTTGACTTATCAGAATTTGATTATGTTTTTGCATTTTATACCAATCCATTTAGAGATATAATATCTGATAATTTATATTCCAAATATTTCGATGTTCCTGATTACACTATAACATACAAAGATGTTTTAAAAATGTATGATGAATTGTGGTGCAATTCATATCTGATGTTTGATAGTCTGAATTATCCGATACACATGATAGGTGGGCACCACAAATTAGAAGAGATAGAATCGACCAAAAATCTAATTAGTTTTATACCTAGTATACGGGAAATGTTTTATAAAGATTATGTGCAACCTAAAATCGTTTATATTTCTACTGTTTTTAAAAACTACTTAAAAAAATTTGATAGAGATACTATAGATTTTCTGTATGAAACATATAATGTATATCTAAATCTACAAAACATACAGCAAGAATATTTTTACCCTGACGGATATCATTTGAATGCAAAGGGGCATTTAATCTTATCTAGTCGTATAGAAGAATTCATGAAGTAGATGCTGATTTAAGATTGCTTGATCTTGGCTAAATGCAGTTTACTTAATATAACTGTATAAACCCAACCTATATCTATCTCAAACCATCTACGACTGAGTTTGGCACTTGCAGGACTGAGGTGGTGATTGTTGTGCAACTCCTCTCCACCAATAATAATGCCCCAAGGACTAATGTTTCTACTGTGATCTTTAGTTTCACCATTACGATATCCCCAATAATGTCCTATGCCATTGATGATTCCGGCGGCCCAGAACGGAATCCATATCATCTGTACGCCCCACACCAACAGTCCCCACCATGAAAATAAAAGTAAATTTATCAATAATAACAAAACTATTCCTAGACGAGAATGTTTACTGTATACATTCTGTTCCACCCAATCATCAGGAGTGCCAACACCATATTGTTTAATCATTTCTTTATCTTTACTTGCAATATGATATAGTAATGCACCTTTGAATACTACATTGTATATACCATACACATGTGGTGTATGTGGATCTCCTTCAAAATCACTGTATCTATGATGTTTGCGATGTATTGCTACCCACTGTCTTGTAACCATTCCTGTAGTTAACCATAACCAGAATCGCATGAAATGTGAGACAGCAGGATGAAACTCTACTGATTTATGTGCTTGACTTCTGTGGAGATAAAGTGTGACACACAATATTGTGATGTGTGTGACTATGAGGGTATATAGGATTTCAATCATAATTTATTTATGCCCGACAAAAAGGGGACCGAAGTCCCCTGATTGTTCTTCCCATCCCGAAAGAAGATTTGATTATTGGAATGTTAAGTTCTGTACAGCAATCTCACCAACGTAATCAGCTGCGTTACCGAACGATGACGCAGTGTTAGTTAATTCGATGTAACCATAACGAGTCATAAATGACACGACTGGTTCGAATGTTGATGGATCTAGAACAACACCACTGCTCATCAATGGAATGTATGGGCAGTAGAATGCGGCTGCGTCAGTCTCACTTGAACCTTTATAACCAACCAATACTGGCTGGGTATCTGGTGCATATGAGTCAACGAATACGCGCATTGCACCGTTCAATGTACCAACAAACTTAGTGTTAGTTGGTGCTTCGAAAGTGCCTTCAGTAGTTCTTGCGAATGCTGAAGTTGTTGCTGACTGTAGAACAGTCAATGATGCTGGTGATACAACTGCCCAGTTACCTGCACCGCGACGTGTGCGCTGTGCAATCAAGTTTGCTACGCGGTTGATTAGAACTGCTAAGGCAGCATGTTCGTCACCAACGTATGTTGCAGTACCTGATACTGTTGCTTGGTTGTATGTGAACTCAGTTGAAGCAAGAGTACGCAATGACAACAAGATTTCTTGATCGATTTCAGCAGTAATTTCTTGGGCAAGTGCTGCCATGATTTCTGCTTCGATGTCGATACCATGCTGTGACTGAGCATCCTGAGCTGCTTCAAATGTCCAACGTGCTTGCAACTTACGTGATTTGGCTTCAACAGCCTGACGTAAGATTTGTACGCTGATCTGCTTACCGCCGTTACCTTCTAATGCCGCAGTATCATTACCTGTGTAGTAATTTGATGATGTTGCATTTTGAGGTGAACGTGAATAGGCCTGAGCAATTTTGAATGGGCTCAATGCTTCTTCACCAGCAACAACGCTAGTAGCGGCTGCTGAGTTGTCAGTCAATGACTGAGCATAACGTACACGCAATGTGTGTATCTGACCAACTGGACCAGTCATTGGCTGAACGCCGACTAGTTCGTTAGCAATAACAGTTGGCATAACACGACGGATTACTGGAAGAATCACGCGGTTTAATGTTGCGATATTACCAGCAGTCGTTGTGCCTGCAGTAGATTCTGCGAGCAACTGTTTTTTGGTGTTTTCTAGAATAACACCCATCGTTGAACGGCGAGTTCCCTTTAAGCCTTCTAACAGGGCCTCTTTGGTCTCGTCCCAACGGCTTTCTAAGAGTACTTTTGACATTTTAATATTCTCCTAATATGTCTTACTTAAGCCCTGCCAGACGCTTGAAATCGATCAAATTGTTTTCAACGCTTGGATCTTCTTCAATTTTCTTTTTGGCAGTTTCTTTATCACCAGTTACTTCTTTTACAACACTTTCAGTGAGAGCAGTTTTAGCGCCTGACTTCTCAATTCCTGTGTTAAGAACTGCTGGTAGATACTTATCGAAAGCGGACTTCAATTTTGGTGTCTGTACGCTTTCAAGTAAAGCCTTCATCACATCAGCCTTCTCTTTGTTTAGAGGAGATAGAAGTTTTTCCATTTCCTTTTCACGCTGAGTTGATTCTTTAATGATTCTAACTTCACGATCCTTTGACTCTACAAGCTTATGTGCTTCAATAGCCTTTGCTGTAGCCTCAGCCAACGCCTGATCTTTCGCAGTAATTACTGACATTAACTTGCGGGCTTCTGCTTTATCATTTAGATAAGTTACAGAATACTCACTAGCAAATGCTTCGAATAACTTACGTCCGAAACTGTTTTCGCGGGCTGTTTTGATGTCTTCTTTGAGTTGTGATAGTTCACCCTTCAAATGAGATGATATTGCATCGCTGACTCTCTTTGCGCTTTCGGCAACAAATTTTTGCTTAAGTGCTTCAAGTTTCTGGCGACCTTCTGTGACCAACTTAACGCGAGCCTCAACAACTGCTTTCTTATCCGTTGAAAATTCCCTGATCTCTTTTGCAAGAGCATGGACAACGAATTTTTCTAACTTTTGTTGATTCTCCATTTGAGCCTTACGATCATTGCGCAATTCTTTGATTTCTTCGGATAGTTTAGTAACCATGAAACCATTGAATTTGGCTGCATTTTCTTGCATTTTAATTTTCGCTTGTACTCGGTCTTCGTTTAAAGCCTTTCTCTCATCATGAAATTCTGCAATTTCAGTTGAGAGGCTTTCTGTTATCATCTTATCTAGGGCTTCTACCATAACGCTACGATCATGCTCGTAACGGTGTGCAAATTCCTCGCGGAGTTCAGCACGTACTTGATCACGGGCTTCAGTCAACTTTCCTTCCCAAACTTTATTAATTTCGTTTGAGATGTCTTCGCTGATGAGACCGCTTTCAACTAATGGTTTGATAGCATCTAACATGCTCTTATCCCCTATTTTATATTTTAAGTTCCTTGATGAGGCGCTTTACTTCCTCAGCCAAGTAACTTTGTACCTTCTTGTCGCCTCTTGCTTCTCTAGCGATATCTATGACTTTATGACCATGCTTCATATTCATGAGGCTTTCGTATATTGCTTTAGGATATGCGTTAGGTGCGCTAGGTTGTGCGACTATATCTACAGTGATTATTTCAAAATCACTTACTTTGCCATCTAAGTCGCTTACATTACCTGATCCACGACTTGAAACGCCTAGTTTCACACCACTTTCCAACATTGTCTTTACTAATTGACCCATTGGAGTTGGTAGAATTTTTAATTTACCGAAACCGTTTGCGCCATCCATCCACATATTTGTGATCATATGGCTGACACGGTCTAAGTTAATTTTTAAATCGTCTGGGTGATCAACTTCACCCAACACTGAATAACCTTCTTGGATTTGCTTGTTTAACGTATCTACTGCGGTCTCTATTTCAGAAACGGGGTAAACACGCTCGTTTGCGTTTTTAACCCCGCCCTGAATAAAGATGCCCTTCATATAGAGGGTCTTTAACTCGTCGTTGCCTTCCTTGACGGACTCAACGACCATGTTCGCTCTATCGAACGTTAAGTGCTCCTTGAGATACAAAGCCATTTGTCTCCAAGTTCCTCTTAATTAACCTTTGGCTACCGGGCTCTTGCTATTTGCTGAACCGTCCTTAGTCACTGGCTTAGGAGCGGCTGACAAATCAACTTTTGCCTTGCCACCTGGTACGTTCTTGAATGAACCTGCACCTGGTAGATCGCCTTCTTTCTTGCTGTACTCATTTGATGGACCTTTTGGACCATTTGGTACAGATTCAGTACCGCCTGCGAATTTGACAGGCTTGCTGTCCATTCCTTTAGCGCCTGAGTTTGCTGTTACCGGGCTCTTAGTCTGAGCACCGTTATCACCGTGAGTTACAGATACTTTTTGTAACTGTACGGCTTCCATCATTTCTTCGCCGTCAACTTCTACGTCAACCATTTCTTCTTCGCCGTCGCCCATATCAGCGTCACCGCCCATGAGTGCTTCGAATTCTGCCATCAAATCATCTAACTTGTCTTTGATGTCACCTAAATCTTCTTTGTCTACTGAACCTTCAGCATCGTGATCTGCTTCTAGATCAGCGGTCATGTCGTCTCCGGCTTCTTCTGCTTCATCGTCAAAATCGATGTCTGCTTCGTCTTCTTCGGCTTCTACAACGTCACCTGATTCTTCTGCTGAAATCTCGTCCATTAGATCGCCTACTTCGCCAACCATCGAACCTTCTTCGTCCATCATTTCTTCGTCCATGATAGATTCATAAATTTCGCGTGACTTTTCAACCACGATCTCGTGGAATAATTCTTTTGCTTTGTCTTCGTTCTCATTGATGATCAAATCAATAAGTTGTTCAAATTTTTTGTTATCCATTGTATATCTCCTGGGTTAAATGGCTTTGTAGATTTATTTAGTGCGTAGTTATAAAAAGCACTCAATAAGTACTATTTTTTTACGTTTTTGTTAAAAATGTAACAATTTTAGATATTAGTATCTAAAATCGATCAAGCGGTTGCTTCTTGAGGTTGATTTGCCGCACCGTATTGTTCACGGACTTTCTTTAAATGTTCTTTCTTTTCATAGTTTCGAACATCTAGCATTTTGCGCAATTTGCGTAATTGTTTAAGTGTGAGTTTAGTTTTACGTGAGGTTCTCCACACAGGTTTGCTGTTATCGGCATTAACATCTTGCATCCCATTAATGGGTGGATCAAACATCTCAAATAGTTTCATAGTTATTATTTATCTTATGCCGGTGGACTTGCTGGAGTTGCTGGAGCCGCTGGTGCTGATGCACCTGCAGGAGCCGCGCTTACTGGACCTGCTACTTCAGCACCCATTTCTTCTTCAGGCGGTGCTTCCATCTCGTCTCCGGTTTGTTCATCTGTATCTATGTCTGCGGCGCTTACGCCTACGCTACGTAAATCGCTACCTTTTGGTTCGTCTAACGGCTCTTTATTATTTTCTTCACGCCATAATTTTTCGTTCTTTGTAATCTCTTCTTCAGTCAATCCTAAGAAACGTTCCATAGCAAAACGTTTACTCATATAAGGAAACGCTTCTATAGCCTGAAATGTACCTACTCTTGCTGTATCAAGTTCACTTTGACGATATGCCGCAAAGTTCTGTGGCGGATTGAATTCTATATTAAACAACCCACTATCAATATTGAATCCTCTCCAACGTAAGAATAGTTTAAATTCTTCGTCTAACTTGATTGACAAGTAGTTTTGTAGTCGTTCACAATATTGATTGAAACGATATTCTTGTATCAATGCTGTACCGACACGACCATCACTTAATGGACGATCACTATCGTCTGGACCAGTTGGTAGATATGAACTTGGTACACGTAATCCACGTGCTAATCTGTTGTTGAAGTAACGCAAGTCATCGATCTCACCTAGATTCTGTCCACCGGGCATGACTTCAACACTACTTCCACGACCGTCGGCAGTGACTGGAAAGAAGTAATCTTCATTCATACTCAATGGATTATATGAAGCATCAACAATACTTGAACCACCATATACGCTAGGAATTCTACGTTGATGTATTTCATTTTTGATACGTTCAACAAATGCCATAGCCAAATGACTCGGCATGTTACCAACGTCAATCTTGAACAATCTACGTTCAGGAGCACGTTGTACACGATAGATAAGAACAGCATCTTCAAGCAATTCTTTTTGCTTGTAAACTTTGAAAATATTTTCTAATATACTCTGACCAAAAGGCCAGAAACGGTCAAGACCTTCTGTCAGGCTAAGATGTACTATGTGTTTCGCATCGATAGCGGCTTCGCTCTGACCTAATGTAAAACGGCTACCTGATGTATTATATGGCATAGCAGGAACAGTGTAAGGAGTATTTGTTCCGCCCCCACTACCGCCTAAACCAGTTGCTGGATTTGCGGCAAAATCTGTATTTGTTTTTTGTGCTACAGATAAATTCTGTAAATTGATGTTCAAGTCTTTGATAACATACTGCTCAGGTTTCTTACCTTCACTTTCGTTAACAATAACTTTAATAACTTTAACCATATCAACCCAGTATAACTTAAAGTTTTCTGGGTCACGTACAAACACTTGATCACCGTATTTTACAGTGTTACGAAATATCTTAAACAATCTCTGATCAAACTGATTTAGTTTGCACCATTGCTGTAACTGCTGTTTTAATATATTAACTTCATGAGGAGTAGGCTCTTCGCTAAAATTTATATTGAATGGAGTTCCATTATGTTCATTCTTTTGTGTGCTGAACTCAGCAAGAATATCTAAACATGCATTGATTTCAGCATCGACATCCATCATTTCATATTGATTATAACGTTCAATCCTATTAGGGTGCCCTGTGTAAACTTCAGGCAGTCTACTCATGTAATTGCGGTATCCCCAATCAGCATTATTGTAGCCGTCATTGGACCCGTTGCCGGAATTCCATGCACCGGCATTGCTGTTTATACCTGATATCGGGCTAGTGACGCCGGATTTGTTTAAGAATCGTTTAGTGTATGGCATTATCTAGTATTTAGTATCAGGCTTTACTATATTTCAATATCTTACTCTGTGTATTGTTGCTAGAGTCAAGTTTATCAATCACAGCATCTAGTTTGGTTGCCATCATATCCATCATTGATTGATTTATGCTAGCAAGTTCTTTGAATATTTCTGGATCGTTACTTCCTACTGCGGCTGCTTTGTCTTGTAATTGTGCTTGTATTTCTGTATTAGTTTTCTTACCCAATTCTGCTAAGAAACTGTTAGGGTCTAGTGGCACGATCATCTCATTACCGTGCAACGTTGCTGGATACCCAGTTTCTGGACCCATTGCTAGTCCGCCTGCATCAGCACTAACTTTTGTTGGTATTTTACCTGATCGCAATGCTTCTGCAAGAGTCTTTCCTTCAGTAGCCTGTTTATGACTTGACGTTTCACCGTGACCATATACCATGGACGCGCCGAATTTTGACATCAAACTTTTACCTAAATCAAATCCTGATTTTAATTGTGCTGTGCTTACGTCAGAGTCGTCTTTTGCTACTAAAGAAATACTTACAGAGTTACTATTAGTAAGTCCAGGTTGCTTATCAGTTTTTCCTGCATGCCATGCTTTTTGATCTCCAGGAACAAATTCTGTGACAGAACCATCTTGATCAACCATGTAATGGTAACCTAGACCTCTAGCCTTTAGTGTTGATATAGCACTTTGTAATCCTCTACCACCTGTATGGTGAACTATGATACCATCTGTCTTTTTTCTAGGTCCTTTTGCCGCATCTCCTGCATCAGCCGAAGCCATTTTTACTTCGGCTGCAGGGGCGCCGCCTCCGCCGCCTGCTTTTCCTTCAACGTCATCAGATGGTGGTTTTGCAGAATCTTTTGATCCGCCACCTAATAATTTAGAAGTATATCCAGAAACCATGTCCATGAATCCACTGCCGGATGACGATGAGGACACACTTACTCCTCCACCACCGCCACCTGCAGCCGCGGCTGATTTGCTACCGCCACCGCCACCACCGCCACCACCGCCACCTGCAGCCGCGGCTGGTTTGCTACCGCCACCGCCACCACCGCCATCACTTGCTTTAGCAGGGCTTGCGGATGTAGCAGGTGCGCCAGCACCACCTGATTTAGCCATTCCCAATGCAGATGTATAGGCTGCGAATGCTTGTCCTAATTTTAGTGCTTTGTCTGGATCGACATCAAGTTTAGTAAACTTGACAAATTTACCCATGACATCATCGCCGCCAAACATTTTGACGATGCCACCAACAATATTATCTGCGGCATTCTTTAATTCACCGCCGCCTTTAAATTCTGATAGTGCTTGACTGAAGTATACAAATGCTTGTGCATTATTTTTAACGTTATTAGGATCGCCTATGTTTATCTTACTAAATTTTGAAAACTTAGTAAAGGCAGCATCATTATCACCGCCTATAAATGAAACTACATTAGACCTTATTGCGCTTGCTATACTAGTATCAGCACCGCCTTTATATTTTGACATTGCTTCATTAAATGTTGTAAACGCTTCTGCATTTTCTTTAACCTTTTTAGCATCAATATTAAGTTGACTAAATTCTTGTAATTTGTCAATAGGTGTAGCACCACCAAAGAATTTAGTAATGCCTTCAGACATATTGCCTATTATGCCCCCGATGCCAGCGGCTGCGCCACCGGCACCGAATACTGCCATGCCTTTACCAATTTCGTATATACCTTCACCGGTAGCTTTTAATTTCGTTCCGTCAAGTTTAGTAAATGACTCTAAACCTTCACTCAATGTAGGCAATGCTTTGCCCATGATCCATGTAGCACCTGCAAGACCTGCACCTACTGCGGCTATTGCTACACCAAACCCTGCGGCACCTAACGCTACTTTAGGATTTGCGAATGCAGCCAAACCTTTAGCCGCACCTTCAAGCATATTACCGCCGCCTTGTCCTAATCCTTGAACTATACTACCTGCTTTCCCCCCACCTGCGCCACCTGCCGCAGGCGAAACCACTCCGCCGGTACCAGGCAACCCTCCACCAGCGCCGCCTCCAAACATACCCATGGCTTTATTCATCATGCCGCCACCGTCACCGGTAGACAACATGCCTCGTTTAGCCATAACACCCAATGCTATCGCAGCCGCTCCGGCTGCGGCTGTTAATCCTATCAATCCTAATTTAAATGGGTTAAGTGCAGTGACTAAATCTTCTACTGCGCCGGTGGCTTTTATATTAGCCTCTTGCAATTTTGCTCTTGCATCTGCTTCAGGATCTTTACCTTCTTTACCTGCCGCCTCACGTCTTGCTTTTTGTGCTTTGGCTTCTTCTTCGCCGTTGACGCCCATCTTATTACTGATTTGCGCTAATTCTTCAGCAGTACCGGTAAAGTATCTGTTAGAGATTTCTTCACTGATAGCCATCTGACGACCAGATGACTCTACACGATCTCCAAACTTCTTAACATATTCGTCTTGTAATTTTTGTGCGGCTACAGTAGCATCACCGCCTTCTTTGACAGTTTTCTGATATTCTTGTACTGCTTCAGTCATGCCAAGCATTGACAATTGCTGTGCATTTTTACCGGTGATGGCACCGGTAGTCATCAATTCACGTACACCATCTTGCAATGCTTTGGGTTGCCCAGCCAATGCTGTCATTGCATCATTACGGCCTTTTATTTCTTTTTCTAATGCTTTTGCACCTGCTTCATCACCGGAGGCTCTTAATCTATTAGCCTTCAACTGATCTTGCATATTAATAATTTGCATCTGACGATGCATCAACTGTTCTTTTTGCTGTTCTTTTAATGTCTTGACATCTTTACCAGTAAGTGCAGCCAAATCTAACAATTGAGTTTGATAATCTATACTTGCTCTTCTTAGTTTGTCTCTATCACCTAATTCATTTCTGATAGAACGTCCCGAACTTGCTTGCATCTGTAAGTAATCAGCAGTGCCTTGCATCATCTCTTCTTGGTTTATACCAAGACGACTCATCATCTTACGTTCTTCGTCGGTAGCCTTGATTAACTGTGCAAATTCTTTTTGTGCGGCACCTGCACTAGTGCCCAATCCCATGACGCTTGAACCCATGCCTTGCAAGGGTTTGATCATGCGTCCTATTGTTTCAGCATTAAGATCGGCTTCGCGAGCCATCTTTTGTATAGAGTCAGTAGTGTGCGCGCCGGCACCACCTAATTTATTAAGTTGATCCTTACCTTCCAAATATGCTTGACTTATCTTTAGATTGGCTTCCATCAGCATAGTGAAGCCTTTGACAAGTCCACCTAAGATCGTACCTAACGGGCCAAATGCTTTGCCCAAACTTAGTGCGGCATCACCTGCGCTACTTAGAGCATCATTAAAATTAGTGAGTTTTACATTGGTATCCAGTATACCTTTACCAAAAGATCCTAAGGCATTTTTAGCATCATCAGAGGCTTTCTTCATGTACATCTCTGATTCTGCTAATTTTTTCTGCGCTTCTATTCTGGCTAGTTCTGCCTCTGTAAGTCCTTTCGCACTTCTAGATAGTCCATCTAATGCTTTATTAGTCTGTGAAGTCTGATCAGATTGCGCTTTCTGACTTCTAGTTGCGTTAACTGCAACTCCTGAAAAAGTAGCCATGTTGGTAGACAGGTCTTGCATAGTCCTGTTCAAATTGCTTATAGCATCATTCAGTTCATCTATGTTTATGTCTGCCATATCTCTACTTTTTTCTGGTGGGTTTTTGTGTCAATAAATACACTTGTATTTATAATTGGAAAACCAATCAGATTTTAACGAGGACAAAACATGGACAACAACCCACTAAGACAGTATTTCCGTAGACCAGCAGTACATTTTAAACTACCTAGCGGGGGCAAAGGATACTCACCCGGGGTATTAGATATGCCACCTAACGGTGAGATTCCAGTTTATCCTATGACTGCTATCGATGAGATCACTGTAAGAACTCCTGACGCATTGTTCAACGGCGCGGCTGTTGTAGACTTGATCAAGAGTTGCGTACCAAGTATTAAAGATCCATGGCAAATTAATTCAAACGATTTAGATGCTGTATTGATTGCTATCAGAGCCGCAGGTGGACAACAGCAATTAGAGATCAGCACACAGTGCCCTAAATGTCAGAATGAATCTACTTATGGCTTGAACCTTGTAGCCGTACTATCACAATTAAAGCACGGCGACTATGATACTGAATTAAAAGTAAATGATCTGAAAATAAAATTTAGACCTCTTTCTTATAAAGAAATGAATGAGGCCGGGTTAGAGCAATTTAAGATACAAAAGGCTTATGGCGACTTAGATAAGATAGAGAATGATGATGACCGTAACAAAAAGACACAGGAAGCAGTACGTGTAATTACGGAAACTACAATGAAAATCATTTCAACAACTGTTGAATATATCGATACGCCCACTACTAGAGTTGAAGAAAAACAATTTATTGATGATTTCTTGCATAATTGCGATGGAAGTGTTTATATTGCTATACGTGATTATAATTCCCAACTCAAGGCCAGCACAGAATTAAAACCCTTAGACATCAAGTGTGACAACTGCACACACGAATACGTTCAGCCTTTCACGTTGAACGCCAGCGATTTTTTCGGCTGAAACTTCTTACTGCTAGCCCTGAAGCCGTACAGAAGTATATTGAAAGTTTAGAAAAAGAAACAGAGGGCATACGTAAGGCAGCACTCACCTTGGCTTGGTATATGAGAGGTGGTGCTACTTATGAGGATGTCCTTAACATGTCTACTTTTGAACGTGAATCCATAAGCAAACTAGTTGAAGAACATATGGAAATCACAAAGAAGACACAACTTCCATTTTTCTAATATACAAATCTTTTAATCTTTATCTGGGAAGACAAACTTCGTTTGTCTAAGTCTTCGCTTTCGCTCAGACTTATTATTTTTCTTAATCTTTTTATTAAGGGAATCATATTGCCGCCTTAGAGTCCATGGTAGTGCTATTCAGCACCACCATTGGAAAAAGCACATTGCCATGCCCTATCACCCATGTCGTCTGTTCCCCGACATACTAGCCCTATCGCTGTATATCGCCACCGGTTGCCCTATAAAGTTTATGGGACTGTAGTGAGATACTGTTACATATCTCGGCAACGCATGTTCTATAATCGCAAGACAAAGTAGATTATAGACTCATTGAGGGTTCGCAAACCTGTCGATTGCCCTCTCGGTATTCCGTAGATGTTACTCTACGCTTACTCCAGAATCTGACGGCACAGCACTATCTGTACAATCTCAAGGAGGGTCGAGCACCTCGACCAAACAAATTGTTTTAAACGCTAATTGATGTATCTATGATTAGATTTGAGTTGGTCTCTGCTTTACCGGAACAATATGATTTAAGTAGGTCTTTGTTTAATCTGAAAAAATGTTCGAACTCTATGATGAGCCAATCTTTGTGTTTTGATGATGTGTAATATAAAAAGTTGTCTGTGACCCAGGTCACAGTAGTTTGCACTGCTACGAACTTACCTTTTCTGTTGAACTTCATGAATAACACATTGATGTCATCAGATTCGGCAACGTCCATCATTTGATCTATCCAACCATCTAATACTTTGCAAGAACCTGCAAGCACTAGATGAAAAGGAAAATCAGCATAACTTTTACATTCTGCGTTGAGTTTAGAGAAACTTTCTCCCGGGACTATATCTCCCTTGAAACTACGTATCTGCCCTTCATGTAAGAATTGTGTTCTTACTTGATTTTTCCCACCTACGTAGGCTCCCGATCCCGGGGCGCGAATAAAACTCTCATTGTATAATTGTGAAAGGTAATTTGCAACTTCGCGTTCATAACTATTACCTTTGGCTTTCTGTGGACTAGGCATGTTTATATGTATTCTCTCACCACTCAGTGGCATAATTTTTATCGACATATTTGGATGCACACTTAGTAGAACACTCATAACTGCCGTTCATAAAATCTTTATTCCAAAAACTGTCACTGACCACAATCGATAATAGGTTCTCATGCAAGTTATATTTCTTTCCTAACTTGCCCCAATGATCGTTGTGACCATATCTGTTGGCTACCCAACAGCAAGGATAAAACTCTCCCCTGCTATTGATGAATAATCCCTTATTTCCTATATGACATATAGGCGTGATACTATCTATCGTTTTAACCTGTGCTAACAATTCGTTGTTTTTGTTTTTCCATTGTTCAGGAACAGGTCTACTATTAAAATACCATAATCTACGTTCAAATCTATGGCTAGTGCTGATCAAGTCTTTTCTAGTAGGCTCTAGTATATCATCTTTACCATAATGCTCATACTTGCTACCGAACTTTGTGCTTTTAGTCAACTGAAAACTATCAAAACCTAACTTCTTAGCCAGGCTTTTCATATATTCTATTCGTTGTTCATTGAACCTAAATCCAATACAGTCCCATAACATATAGACTTCGCTGTTAGCGCGAATCGTGTTCACACCGATCATGATGCTATCCCAATCACTATTCACACGATATTGTTCGTTACTATCTTGATCCCAACCATCTAGGCTGAAATGTATCTGATCAACATTGTTCAATGTCTGTGCTAACTCTAGCCACCACTCTTGTTTCTTATAACTACCATTGGTCACTATAATGATGCTGACATTCTTGACGGACTTGATATACTTGATAACATCTATCAATTCATGCGCATAGATAGGATCACCGTCATCACCGCAGAAAGTTATTTTTTCTACGTTTTTAGAAATAAACTCTGGAGTGAAATTTCTTTTAAAGAATTCTAAATCTAGTTCGGTGTTAATCAAACTATCAGGCACTTCGGTACGTGCGCAACGAGGACAGCGTAATGTACACTTACTGCTGATTTCAATGTGCCAGTGCCAAAGTGCTAGACTCATGCCATGTCTCGGCTAGTGCTGTATGTAGTAAAGCCATTCTCTTTAATAACTTTGAGTACGCTAGGCACACGCCCTGCTAACTCTTCTCGGTGCGATACTAACCACACACTCTTATTACGATTGCGGCTCATGTCTTTCAAGATAGCCATGCTGTTCTCAACACCTATGCTATCCATACCACTATCAATCAATTCATCGATGAACAATGTATTGATCGGGCTGTATAGGCTTTCCCATACATCACGGAACGCAAACGATAGACCTAATATCAGTCGATTGCGTTCGCCGCGAGAAAGATTATCGAAATCTAATTCACGACCCAACTCTGTGATTTGAACAGAAAGATCGTTTAAGAAAATCACTTGATGAGGTAATCCGATCTTGTCAAGGTAGTGTGTGAGCCTTGCATTGAGGTAACTTAGATTTTGATCGATAATCTTCTTGCGGACGAAACTATCTTTGCTTGTCAATAGATCAAGCAGGAACTTTTGATGATCATGAATTCGTGACAACTCATTAATCTTATCAAAATTTATTTCTTGTAATGCTTGATTTTCCATCTCACTGATTTGATCGGTGTATGGGTTTAACTCTTTGTCTTTCTCATCTATCTTTGATACTAATGCATCCACTAGGCTACGATGTTGAAATGCTTCTTGCTCGGTATCATAATATAGTTTCGGTTGCTTGCCGACAGGACCCAATTCATCTTTAGCAGATTTTAATTGCTCAAGTAAGTCATTGAATTCCTTGATGTTTCTCTCATTCTCTTTCTTACTCTTTTCTTTTTCTTTTGTTACTTTGGCGTGCTTTTCATCGTGGAAGTCTTGACCACAAGTATGACACTTGTGTTCTTTCAACTGCGCTAGTTCCTTTTCCACTTTCTTTAATGATTTTTCTTCTTTATCTAAATCATCTTGGGTTCGGGAAATAGTCTTGTCTAAGTCAGCGATATCTTTTTTCTTTTGGTTGTACGCAGCCAAATCCTTATGACCCTGTAACTCTTTATCGATATCTAACTTTTGCAAATCTTCGAGGTCATCTTTGAGTTTCTTTAGATCCTCATCATGCTTAGTATCCCATAGTTTTGCTCTACGCTTTAGATTATCGATCTGTTCTTGTATGCGCTTGTTGGCTTCTTCAACAGCCTTGACTTTATATTCTTCTTCAGTGATACTATCTTTGGTATTCTTGATCAATGTCTTGATCAACTCAGCCTTCTCACTCAATAATGTGATACCCAATAACTGTTCGATGATATTGCGCTGATCGTTAGCCTTCATGGCTAAAAATGGTTCGCTGTATGTGTTCAACGCAACTGTTTGCTTGAACATATCAGGAGTCATACCGATAGCACGTTCTATGTGTTCTTGTGTTTCTTTGTTCTCGCCCTGAGCGTCATTCTGTGTTTCTTCTTCTTTATTATCTACATAAAACTTGAGTACGTTCGGCTTACGACCGCGTTCAATCTTATAATCGATTCCGCTCACACTAAACTCTAATGTGACCATCATGCCTTTACCGTTTGTACGATTGACTAGATTATCTTTTCTAATCTGGTTGATCGGTGTACCGAATAATGCATAACTCAAGCCTTGAATGAGTGTGGTCTTACCAGTACCATTTCTAGCACCGTCACCACCAAGATCAAGGTTCTCACCCAAGATCAATGTGAGTTCTTTGCTATCAAAGTCTACCGCTTGTGTGACAGCACCAATGGATAAAAAGTTTCTTAATGTTATGTTTTTTAATTTAATCATTGTTTTTTCCAGTGTGATAGATCGCGTTTTAGTTTATCTTCTATCGCAGATATGTTCTCATTAATATACTTGATCGTGCTTGTATTGTCAAACACTAAGGGATCTTTCTTGTCCGTTACAAACACTCTGTTCATTTTTGCGTGATATAAAGGTTTTATCCCTATGTGTTCACAAATATCAAATATATATTTTTCAGGATTGTCTACCATATCATCGTAAAACATATACTTGATATCTATCTTGCAAGATTTCCAATAATCAAAAATTCTTTTGTAATCTACATAACGCTTGACTGCATCACTATCCATATCAGTGTATGAATTCTTTACAGCACAATATTTTGGATCATGGTTGCATAACATATTGTACATAGAATCTAATATCTCATATGGATTTCTTAAACTCATTGTGATATGTGTAGTGTGTTCGTGGATTCTTTCTGGGCTAGTGAAGTCATTTGCATCATGAAAAAGTTGAGTGTCAAGATTTACTGTGATATCAAACTTTTCATAACGCTTCTTGTAATCCTCTAGATTATTCCCTCTAAATTCTTTAAGGTGCTGTCGCATCTTACCATCGATCTGATGGTGACGCATCAATTGTAACCATAACCAATTTGTACCTGTTTTCGGTAATCCTATATTTCTATAGTGAATCTTTTTCATAGATTCCTATAGATGTTAAGCAATATTTTCTGAGTGTTATGTTTTTCAGTAAAATCATTAATGCTTCCAGTGTGATAAATCACGATTTAATTTTTCTTCTATTAAGTCGATCCCTTCATTAATATATTTGATAATCATGGGATTGTCAAATGTTAATGGACTATTGATCTCTGTTTTAAATTTATATCCGATATCTTTATAGTACCTTTTTAATCCTATGTGATCACATATATCATAGAAAAAATTCTCAGGATCAGATTTAAGATCATCATATGCTAGATATTTGACAGGAATCTTGCAAGATTCCCAATCATCGAATATTTTTTTCATATTTGAATAAGTTTTATAACATTTTTCAATATGCTGTTCCGGAGTCAGTTTAAAATTGATGTTCCTATTCTTATCCATGTTGAACATACTGTTTATGATTTCGTATGGACTACGCAATATCATAGTAACGTGAGTAGTATGTTCATGTATCTTTAATGGTGTTATATAATGATCTTTTGGAAATGACCCATCGTAAGCGTGAACATCCATGTTTACAGAGATATCGTATTTCTCGTATATTTTTTTATAAGACTCAATACTATTTCCTCTGTATTCTTTAAACATTACATCTAACTTACAATCTACTAATGGGTGTTTCATCAACTGAACCCACAACCAATTTGTACCGGTCTTAGGAAAACCAATATTACGATAATGTATCTTTTTCATAGATTTCTATAAATGTCTAGCAATAATTTTTGATCGTAGAACTGACTTTCGATATTGCTAATCTGATCCATGATGATCTGATCTACGCTTTCAAACTTTATCTCACCCGGAGCAAGATCAAGTTGGTGTTGTTCTAACTTCATGGGTATCAGTGCCATTTCACGTAATTGATGCTTAGGAATCAATTCTTCTTTGATGAAATTGGCTTCTTCATAACTGATATCGATATCTAAGTGTACTCTGACATTGCTACGAGGTAATAATAGTCCTTGAGGATTGTCAAGTATCTCGCTTAACTTATACACACGGAAAACAGGTTGTTTAGGCCATGCTTTGAATATTGGGTCTTGGCCCCATTCAAGTATCATCATACCACGCTGATCATCACCTGCATCAGCATAGTTATGTGGGAAAGCATTTCCTATATACCAAATGTTTTTACGTGCCTGGCGCTTATGAAAGTGGCCGCTAAACACAGTTTCAAATTGTTGAACATGTGTATCGTTGACTTCACCTACGTCTGGCATCTCGACCATAGCGTTCATATAGAAGTGCGGTAACTCAAGATGGCTGAACAAATACTTACCTCTGAGTTTTGCCAACTTCTTGTAATCATCACCCACTAGCCAAGGCGCGATAACAACATCACCTTCACTAAACCAATCATTTACGATTGTGACGTTGGGTAAATGTCTGGCCCACTCTACGCTGTGAATATCTCTGCGGTCACGATAATAAAGATCGTGATTGCCCGGAATAAAATACACACGATCAAATGCATCATTGAGCCTCTCTAAGGCTCTTAATCCATATTGCATGGTATGTATATTAATGCTTGCGCGATGGTGATTGTAATCACCTAAGAAAATGCAAGTCTCGCAACCCTCTTGTTTTGCAGTCTGTATAAACCAATCGACAAAGTCCGAACAGTCTTGATTATGTTCAAGACTGTTGCTCTTAAGACCAAAATGTATATCAGTAAAACATGCTGCCTTTTTAAATAAATTAGACATCAAGATATTTTATATAACTCTTTGTATTTGTTCAAGTTTTATGGTTACTCTTCGTAACTATCTAGTTTCATGCCGGACATTTGTCTAGAATAACTTGGGTTCAACCCATTCATCTCAAGAATGTCATCACGAATATTTTGATTACGCTTTTCGGTATTCAATACACGGCAAAAACTATTAGTGATAGCGGCTGTGTAATATGCGAACGGGTTAGCACTCTTTGCTTCATTGAATCGCAAGCCAACATATGTTAATTGTAGAATGGCACTGTTGCGCATCTCATCGTTGTATGTGTAGCCACGCCAATTGAACTTCATAGCATACTTTTCACAAAGCATGATATACATACGTGCTAGTTTGTTTGTGATCTGACCGTGATCTTTGCTGAATTCTCCGGTCTTGACACCACCTGTCCAGTGACTTTTTCCTACGCATACTGCGCTACCGATTTCATCAATCTTATAATGCTGGAAAGGGGGAAAATTCACTTTGACATGAACCATGTCATCAACTTCATCTTTGGTGCTTTCGATTTCTAAATCTTCAAATAAACTATCTTCATCTACGTCATCAAATTCTAATATATCCTTAGCCGTCTTTTTGACTACGACTTTTCGGGGTTGTTTTGGGTTCATGGGTATATGCTCCCATGTCATTACACGAAATACTAAGTCAGTAGTAGGTATGTCTTTAAGTTTGACTTCCTCACCGGTCGTAGCCAAAATTCGTGCGGCTCTGATTTCTTTAGCAGCCTTGATGTTTTTTGGTTTTGATATTTGTGCTAGGCTTTTTTCTAACGGATCTGCCGGGGTATCGATAATCAGATCATATTGATGATACTCTTGGCGTGCGAAACTGCAATAACTATTCTTGCTTGCGTGTATCTCTTTTAAAATATCTTTATTGTTAAGGTAATTAACGGGCTTTTTTGCTATAGACATCTAATCCTCTCTTATAATGTTGTAAGAATAATACACTATCTGTTGCGCAAAAGCAACAGAAGAGGGTAAAATTTGGTGATTTTTGTGGCGATAAATATATGCAGACAGTCTATTTATCTGTCTATAGAGGGGCTAAATCAAAGTGGCAGACTATAATACGCTAACGTTGCAACAAAAAGTTCAGGCAGCATTGCCCGGAGCATATAAAGAATACAACATCAATAATCCTCCCACTACGGTTAATGATAGAGACAATCTGAATCGTGGCATAGGAGCGTTGGATGTAGAGATAGACAATTTAAAAGAGTTAGCAAATTCATTTGGGTATGATACCCCTCTTCCCGCAGACAGTGATCCTGAATTATCAGCGGCATTAAAACCTTTTGTGCCTCCGGGCTATACAGTTTCTACGATTACTTTAGGGACAATAATAAATGTTGCAAATGGGGTAAAACAAGAATTTACTACAATAGAAAATTCTTTAAGTGCCGGAACACCCTCGATTGCCACCGGCCTCTCCGCCAACCCAGTGGTTCCTCCTACAGTTGTTACTGCCCCGCAGCCTATATCAACAACTACTCAACAATCTTCATCTAGCGGCATACTTAGAACGGCAGCAACTGCTGTGGCAGTCGTCGGCGGGGTTTCATTATTAAACGATGTACTCAATCCTAAACCTCAAAAGCAAGCAGAACAACAACCTAATCAGAATCAAGGTCAAAACAGCCCTGACCCCGCTTCCGTAGGTGCTCAAGCAGGTATTCCCCTATTAGGAGACGACGGAACTGTTGTGCAAGGATTCGCTGTAAACCCAGAAACAGGTCAAGTATACCAGACCGTAGACAATACAAATCAAGGTTTACCGGGAGAGGTGAATACTACTAGAGCCCAAGCAACGTTACAAGATACTACAAACTTTGAACAAAAAGCAGACTGGAGAGTTCGCTTGAGTTTAAGTCCCGGAGCATATTATCTTTATAAGGATGAATCAAACGAACTATTAGCACCATTAAGAGGTACTGATGGCATCATTTTCCCCTACACACCCGCAGTGAATGTCACTTATGGTGCTAACTATCAGTCCAATGCACCAGTGCATAGCAACTACAAGATATTTCAATATGAGAATAGTTATGTAGATACAATAAGCATAACATGTGATTTCACAGCACAAGATACAGAAGAAGCAAGATATCTATTGGCAGTGATTCATTTCTTGCGCTCAGTCACTAAGATGTTTTATGGTCAAGATTTTGATCCTAAACCAGGCACACCGCCCCCATTATGCTATCTTTTTGGATTAGGTGAATTTCAATTCAATGCCCATCCATTAGCCATAACTAATTTCACATATAGTTTACCCAATGATGTAGACTATATAAGAGCCGGATCATTGACCGAAGAAGCCGGACAATCTAGGGCACAGACAGCAGATATAACCAAACCCACAAATACATCGATAGGTTCTATGTTGAAAAATATGGCTACTGATAGATTGGGCCAAGGCATCGCTAGCGTAGGTAGTGCATTAGGATTACGATTGCAACCAGGTGGCACGTCTCAGGGATATAGTTTTGGTAGTTCTAATCGTTTCAACAGCCCAGTACCACCGGGTACAGTAGAACCTACGTATGTTCCTACTAAGATTAATATTAATATAAGCGCGATACCGATAGTAAGTAGATATGAAATCAGCAATAACTTTAGCGTGAAAGACTATGCTAACGGTTCATTATTACAAGGAGTGAAACGTGCAGGTGGAGGATTCTGGTAATGCCAACAAATAGTTTATATCCAAGAACAAGTCCTTATAAGAATACAGGAGTATTCAATAATAAGTTTTTAGACTTCATGGTCAATAGACCTATACCTAGCCAACCTAGTGATGTATTATATACTTTGCCTGCTGTCTATGAATATCGTCCTGATCTATTAGCAAATGACTTGTATAATGATAGCAGACTTTGGTGGGTATTTGCCGCACGTAATCCAAACAGATTAGGGTTTGATCCTTATTTTGATTTCAAAGCAGGCATAGAATTCTATGTTCCTAAATTAACAACACTACAGCAGGCGTTAGGTATTTGATAGATGGCATCTAATGTAAATCAGGTTGACGATGATCTTAATAATCTCGCTAAAACCTATCTAAATCAACCACAAAATGTGATAGCGAGAGGTAGTGGTGTAGCAACTACTATATCAAGTACTGGAAGAGCCACCGGCACAGTAGCAAGTCCTGGACCAAGTGGATTAGGCGGCACAGGTCGTCCTGGTAAAAGATTATATAATCCATTGTCTAAACTTGCTAGTTACACATATAACTTGTCACTATACGTTATAACACCAGACGCATATGAAGCGTTCGTCAATAATGGTAGACAAAAAATAGATGCATTATCATTTGCTGGTCCGCCAACAGAAACATCAAGTGTGGGTCCCGGTGCATATTTGATAGCACAATCGGGTGGTATCAATAATACTACACAAAGAAGAGCGCCTGGTTTTGAGTTAGATTATTATATTGATAATCTAGACTTCTTAACAACAATAGGAACTAAAGCGATTGGCAGCGCGACCAGCGCAGTAACAGAAGTTAGATTTCAGATCACTGAGCCATATGGATTTAGTTTTCTAACAAACTTGAAAAAAGCAACAGATGCGTTAAAGCAATATTCTGATAGTACAAGTTATAAAAATCTAAGTAATGATTTCAAACAGATTTTTATATTAGGATTAAGATTTTACGGTTACGACATCAATGGTAATCTTATAATGCCGCAAGATGAATTATACGGAAGCCCCATAGATCCAGCCGGCACAGACGCATTATTTGAAAATTTTTACGATATAGGTATCACTAATATCACTTTCAAATTAGATGGCAAAAGTGTTGTTTATACAGTTGAAGCACACGGGATGAATGCACAAGCACTGTTGGGTGTGAAACGCGGCAGAATGGCAACTGGTCTCAAGATTCAAGGTGCTACTGTAGATGATGCACTTCAAGGACCTGAAGGCTTGTTTACTAAATTAAACAAGATGGAACAAGACAAGGTAAACAAAGATCCGGCTGATGCTACATTTCCTAATGTCTATAGAGTAGAATATCTAGGTGATGCATTTCAAAGAATAGGTAAAGCGTCAATCGTAACTAAGTCTGATCTTGATAAATCTAGATGGCCCGGTTCAGGTGCAAAAACTACGACAGAATCGAATGATAGTCAAGGAACTAAACCACCTGATCCAAACGAGAGAATGTTTAATTTTAATAATGACACTAGCATTATCTCAGCAATAGAACAGATAGTAAAGAAAAGTTCTTATATTGAGCAGTCTATGAATTCTGTCTATACCAATGCAAAACAACCGGACCCAGATCAAAAGAACAATCCTCAAGTAGTCAGAGATAATCCAGTACCACTGGCATACTTTGCTGTGAACTTAGATATTGTAAGTGTTACTTGGGATCCTAAATTACAAGATTGGGCTTATGAACAAGTGTTTGTAATAACAGTATATGATGTACCTAGCGTGATGACTCCATTCGCTCCGGATAAGTCAAGATATTATGGCCCTCACAAACGTTATGATTATTATTTCACTGGTCAAAACAGCGAGATATTAGATTATAGTTTGACATTCAATAACGTATTCTTTAATACAGTATTAGGTGTACCTAAAAAAGATTTCAAACCTGTAGGTGCTACCAGCAATCCGGGCGCGGAACGTCCTGGACAAGATACTCAAGCGGCGCAGGGTTCGGGTTCTGCTACAGGTAATACTCAAGCGACCGCAAACAATAAAGGTCAGAGGGCTGATCCCCCACCACCGGGAACAAAAGATAACAGTGCAGGTAGTGCGACAGCCGGCGGTACTAGTGTAACACCTGGACTTAGATCGAATGGTGATAGAACCGGCGCATTAGGTGTTGGACTAGAAGCACAGAATCAATTGGGCACATCATTGCAAGATGAAGAAACATGGAGCAAAGGTACTATAAAGATATTAGGTGATCCTGATTATTTAATGCGTGATTCTGCTACTTCACTAACAGATTTTTATAATAAATTTTATGGTACAGACGGCTATAGCATAAGCGCACAAGGCGGACAAGTATTCATAGAGGTAGCATTCAAAGAAGCAGTTGATTACAAAAATAGTACTGGATTGATGGAAATCAATGATAATATTTTCTTTTTAAATTATCCTCAGTATATAAAAGATATGGCACAAGGTGCAGTGATATGGGAAGTTACTGAAGTCAAGAGTGTGTTCAGTAGCGGAACATTCAGTCAAACATTATCATTGATAGGTACTGCGTTCGATGCAGGTGCCGAATCTCCTGCAGGTTCACAAACAGCAGATCCAGTTGGCGGCGAATCAAATTCTGACCCGGATGCACTAGAAAATCTAGAAACAGAACCACTAGAACCATTAAACCCTAGAGACTAGAGAGGACTAATACATGGCAGAAGACATAATCAAGCCGAAAGGCTCGCTAAAGCGCAGTAGCCCTGATTCGGGCGGCGCCAATCCACGTCTGACGCCTGTATTAGCAATAGTCAAAGATAATGTTGACCCTAAACGCATGGGTCAGATAATGGTATATATTACTGACAACAGCGGCTTAGATCCTGAAAATAAAGACAACTGGAGACCGGTAAGATTCTTAAGTCCTTTCTTTGGTTTCACAAGACCCGATGCTAGCAATGATGATTTAGGTACATATAAGACTAATCCAAGCAGTTATGGTATGTGGATGAGTCCACCTGACATAGGCACTACTGTATTATGTGTGTTCGTAGATGGTGACATGAACTATGGTTATTACATAGGTTGTGTACCAGAACCAGAAGCATTGCAAATGGTTCCCGCTATAGGCGCTACAGATAATATCATACCAAACGAAGGTGAAGCGCAAAGTTACGGTGGTGCTTTAAGATTACCGGTCACCAACATCAATACAAATAACAAAGGTGTAGCAGACAGTAGTGAATACTTGACCGCACCTAAGCCTATACACAGTTATACATCCGCGATCATGTTTCAGCAGGGGATATTACGTGATCCAGTACGAGGACCTATCGGTTCAAGTTCACAACGCGAGACTCCTTCAAGAGTTGGGTGGGGCATAAGTACACCAGGCAGACCTATCTATGAAGGTGGATTTGATGATAAGACCATTGCAGACAACTTAAAAGGTGATAAGGCTGCTCAATTACGAGTAGTAGCACGTAGAGGTGGTCACAGCATCGTCATGGATGACGGTGATATCATTGGACGTGATCAATTGGTAAGAATACGTACATCGTTAGGTCATCAGATATTGATGAGTGATGATGGTCAAGTATTGATGATACTTCATAGTAATGGTCAAAGTTATATTGAATTAGGTAAAGAGGGCACAGTAGATATCTATTCTACTAATAGTATCAACTTGCGCACACAAGGTGACTTAAACTTACACGCAGACAACAACGTAAACATACATGCCACTAAGAATCTAAATCTACAAGGTGAGAATATACAATTCAATAGTGAAAAAGAATTCAAAGGTCGAGTTGGAACAGATTATGGTGTGTTTACTCAAGGTAAACATTTGACGAAAGTTGCTGGTGCTATGAGCATGGAAAGCGGTGGTGATATTAGCATGGCAAGTAGTGCTATCGCTTATGTAAATGGAAGTAAAGTTAATCTTAATTCGGGTCAGACAGGTACTAAGCCACAAGAAGTTCCTGCTATCGATAAGATATTACATACAGACACATTGTTCGATCAGCAAAAAGGATTCTTGGCAGCACCGGGTAAATTAGTAAGCATCACTAGTCGCGCTCCAGCACACGCACCGTGGTCTAATGCAGGTCAAGGTGTAGACGTTAAAACAGATGTGACTGCTGATGGCAATTTACCGGCAGCACCTCCTGCTAGCATACAAAACACAAATCAGGCAGCGGCGGCAGCCTTAGACAACCCAGTAAGCGCGGCTACGGCAGCATCAGTGCCTAGCATACCGGCTGCTACTAAGGCTCTAAACTCTGATGTCACAAGTGCCATAGCAGGATCGGTAGCACAGCAAGCATCTGTAGGACCGTTGGCAAGTGCAGTAACACAAGGTACCGCGATAGGACAAACAGCACAAGGTGTTCAGGCTGCTGTTGGTAAATATGCATTGACAGCAACTCAACTTGAGCAAGCGGGAACTATCAAGCCCGGAAGCGCGGCATTAGTTAATTCATTGGCTCAGTCTACTGGAAATGTTTCTAAATCATTGACACAGAATTTGTTTACTGGTCAAGAAGGTGCGCAGTCATTGCCACAATTGATATCAAGCGTTCCTGCACAAGGTGCGTCATTGAGTAAGACATTACAGCAGGCTCAAACATCATTGCAATCAGCAGGTGCTATAAGCGGTGCCGAGACCGCTAGCCAGATAGGTGGCATGGTTCTTGCCACAACTAAAAACGGATTAAACTCTACATTAGATGCAGTCAAATCATTAGGCAATCCAGGAGCAGCCATTGCCGGAGTTACCGGAGAAGTAGATGGAGTAATCAAAGATATTGCGTCTGGTAATTTTGCATCAGGTATAGGCGACGGCTTAGATGGGGCTTTAAGTGGAATACAGAACTCAGTAGATGCACTCATCAAGTCACCCAGCCTTGATGCTGTAATTGATCAAGCCAAAGGTGTAGCCGCATCTGCATTCAGCGCAATCAAAGCCTCATTCAAGCCATTAGAAGCAGGTGTGCCGCAGAATCTTACTGAGATTGCTAAAAAATCGGCCGAAGGTACTATGGCTGCCTCAGAATCAAGCATCAATGAGATAGCATCACAAACAGGTACTTCTATTTTAGGTCAAGGCGGACTAGTTGATGCGGTAGGCGGCGCAGCCGGAGGTCTGTTAAATCAAGCAAAATCTATATTGCCCAATGCAGGTAGTGTTGCTGACAGTTTAGTGAAAGCCAGCACTATTTTAGGTTCGGTAACTGGCAACAACGCTTTAGCATCAGTCACTGGTAAGTTATCGGCTGTGTCAAAAACTGCAACTACAGTAGCCACTGCATTTGCTAGCCCGTCATCATTATCATCTTCTTTGACATCGGCACAAGGTTTAGCACAGACAGCAAGTAATATTAAATCAGGATTGATATCAACAGTCAACTCCTCAGTAGCAAGTGGTTTGTCTAAACTGCCTGGTGGACAAGGAATGGCTTCTGCTGTGACTAATCTAGCCGCTGGGGCATTACCAAGTTTACCGGGTACTGGAACATTGAAGGATGCTATAACAGGATCGTTTAACAAAGCATTGACTGGGGTAGATAATCTCACAAAAGATGCATCAGACTTATTAAGCAAAGCAACAAGTTCAGGAGATGGACTAAAGGGTCTATTATCTGCTGGTCTACCTGCAGGCGCCGCCAGCGAGTTGCAAAGCGCAATGTCTTCATTAGCAAGTCCTGGGTCGGGAATAAAGATACCTAGTGTTGGATTTAACACTACGGATAGAAGCACTATAACAGAGGCTGTAACAAGTCAATTGGGTGATCCTGGAATACCGACACCTACATTCGGTGAAATCGATGAAGCCGCAGAAGGCACTATCGATGATATCGAACAACAGGGAAGAGATTATATCGCTGAATCAGATATATTGACAAAAGAAAGATCAGCGGCTGAAGCAAACATTGAAGCGAAACTAGATGCATACCTAACTACGCAGTTTAACTATCCGGCTGGCGACCCTGCGATAGATGAAGCAAGAGATGAGTATTACGCTGCCATCGAAGAATGGGAAACAATAATAGCACAAATTGACGATTTACCTAACCAATATCCTGCTATAGCATCTGCTATAGCATCATCTACAACTCCTAACGTAGCAGATGGAGATAGTGCTACTGGTATAGGGGCAGCCACATAAAGTAACTAAATACTAATATGTCACAATATGTAGGATTCAGCACTATAGGCGCAAATCAGCCTAAAACAACTAATGCGCCCACCGGCACAG